GGCCGCCGCCGTGGTCGGCGGCCTTTTGGCCCGCCTGTGTGGTGGACAGCGGGGCCGCCATCGGCCCCTACAACCGGGAGAATCTGGAGCTGCTGCGGGCGGCGGCCGGGGCGGGGGTGCCGGTGCTCACCCTGCGGAGGGAGCGGCTGGAGAGCCTGGAGGCCGCCCGGCCATTTGACACCGTCCGGGCCCTGATGGACGAGGCCGCCCGCCTGGCGGCCGGAAGGGGGGGAGGGGTGTGTCCCTCGTCTGGCGCTGCCTCTGGCGCTATCGCTGGTACTGTCTGACGGCCCTCCTGTTTGTCCTGCTGGAGGCCAACTGTGAACTGCTGCTGCCCACCCTGATGGCGCGGATGATCGACGAGGGGGTGCGCACGGGAGAACTGGACCGCGTTCTGGAGCTGGGGGGCTGGATGGCGGGGGCGGCCCTGGCGGGCATACTGTGCGTGCTGGTGCGCAACTTCTGCTCCGGCACGGCCTCCCAGCGGTTTGGGGCCGAGCTCCGCCGGACGCTGTTTGCCAAATGCCTCCGCCTGACCGAGGGGGGCGTGGATCAGCTAGGGAGCGGCGCCCTGGTCACGCGGATGTCCAGCGACTGTGACCAGCTTTCCAGATCGGTGAACTCCGCCCTGCGCATTGGTGTCAAGGCCCCCGCCCTGTGCGTGGGCAGCGTGGTCTATGCCATGGGGCTGGACATGGGGCTGAGCTGGATTGTGCTGGCGGTGGTGTTGGGGGTGACGGCCCTCATCACGGCCTATCTGGCGGAGAGCGGCCGGCGCTTCCGCCGGGTGCGGGAGGCCATGGACCGGGTCAACACCACCGTGGAGGAATTTCTGCGCGGCATCCGCCTGATCCGGGCCCTGGGGCGGGAGGAGTGGGAAAATCGCCGCTTTCAGGCGTCCAACGGAGAGCTGGAGGAGGCCGGCATCCGGCTTCAGCTCCTGTCGGCCTGGTTCGCCCCCCTGGTCACCCTCACTGTCAATCTGGGCATCGCGGCGGTGCTGTGGGCGGCGGGGCGTGGTGGGGCAGAGGCGGGCACGGTGTCCGCCCTCGTCACCTATATGACCCAGATGCTCACCTCCCTGATGACTCTCGTTGACGTGTTCAAGCTGCTCATCCGGGCCAGAACCTCCGTCCGGCGGGTGGAGGAGGTGCTGGCTCTCCCGGAGGAGGGAACCCTGGAGGGGCCGGAGGAGGCAGGCGTGGAGGAGCCGGTGCTGGAGCTGCGCCATGTGACCTTCGCCTACCCCGGGGGAAGCGGCGTGCCCGCCCTGCAGGACATCTCCTTCACACTGCGGCGGGGGGAGCGGCTGGCGGTGGTGGGTCCCACCGGCGCGGGCAAGACCACCCTGGCCTGGCTGTGCGCCCGGCTCTATGAGCCCCAGAAGGGAGAGCTGTACCTGGGCGGGCGGCCCATGAGCCGCCTTCCCCTGGGGCGGGTGCGGCGGCAGGTGGTGGTGGCCGCCCAGCGGAGCGCCCTCTTTTCCGGCACTATCCGGGAAAATCTATTCATGGGGAACCGGGGCGCGGGGGAGGCACAGCTCTGTGCCGCCCTGGAGACTGCTCAGGCCGCCGACTTCGTGGCGGAGGCCGGCGGCCTGGATGCCGTGCTAGTTCAGGGGGGCGTCAACCTCTCCGGGGGACAGCGGCAGCGGCTCTCTCTGGCCCGGGCTCTAGTGCGGGGAGGCGCGGTGCTGGTGCTGGATGACTGTACCAGCGCCCTGGACCCGGCCACTGAGCGAAGGGTGCTGGATGGATTGGAGCGGCGGCCGGGGCAGGCGGTGCTCCACATCACTCAGAAGGTGCGCGCGGCCCGCACGGCAGATCGGATCCTGGTGCTGGAGGAGGGGCGGCAGGTGGGTCTGGGCACTCACCGGAGCCTGCTGGACACCTGCCCCACCTATCGGGAAATCTGGGCCTCTCAGGCCCCGGAAGAGGAGGGAGAAGATGGCACACGGTGAAGCGTCCGGCGGCCCTGTGCTGCCTCCCCAGCGGCGGAGCCTCCAGCAGCGCTTCGGCCCCCACGCCAGGGCCAGGGACGGGCGGGGCACCGTGCGGCGGCTCCCGGCCCTCTCCCCCCCCTGGGGCAGGGAGCTGCTGCTGGTGGTGTGCCTTACCCTGCTCTCCACCGGGGCGGCCCTGGCGGTACCCTATCTGCTGGGACGGGCGGTGGACTGCTTTCTGCCTTGGGGCGGCGTGGAGCGTGCCGCTCTGTCAGTGCTGCTGCCCACTCTGGCAGGGGCCGCGGCGGCACAGTGGCTCGGCAACTGGGGCCGACGCCGCTGGATGGAGATCCTCTCCCAGCGGATGGTGGCCCGCATCCGGAGGGAGTGCTTTGCCAAGCTGGGGCGGCTGCCCCTGTCCTACTTTGACCGCCACCCCCATGGGGATACCATGAACCGCCTGGTCAGCGATGCCGACAACGTCAGCACCGTGGCGGCTGAGACGGTGACTCAGCTCCTGTCCAGCCTGCTGATGGTGGCGGGGGCGTTGGCCATCATGGCGGCCCTCAGCCCGCTGCTCACCCTGACGGCCCTGGCAACTGTGCCGGTGATCGTCCTGTGCACCCGCCTGATCTCCCGGCGGAGCAGGACGCTCTACCGCCGGCAGGCCGACGAGCTGGGCCGCCTGAGCGGCCTGGTGCAGGAGTCCCTCTCCAACAGCCGCACGGTGAAGCTCTACCATCAGCAGGAAGAGCTGTTGGCGCGCTTTGACCAGATGAACGGGGCGCTGTGCGCCACATCGGTGAAGGCGCAGATCTGCGCCGGCCTGCTCAGCCCGCTGGTGAACATGGTCAACAACCTGGGCTTTGCCCTGATCGCCTGCGCCGGGGGCGTGCTGGCCCTCCGCGGCGCGGTGAGCGTTGGGCTGGTGGTCAGCTTCCTGGGCTACTCCCGGCAGTTGGGGCGGCCCCTGAACAGCATTGCCGCCCTCTTTTCCAGCATCCAGCAGGCCGTCGCTGGGGCCGAGCGGCTCTTTGAGATTTTGGACGAGCCGGAGCTGCCCCCCGATGTCCCGGGTGCAGTCTCACCCCGGACGGTGCGGGGAGAGGTGTCCTTTGCGGATGTGTCCTTCTCCTATGAGCCGGACAGGCCGGTGCTGGAGCATGTGAGCTTCCGCGTCAGGGCAGGGGAGGTGGCCGCATTTGTGGGGGAGACCGGCGCGGGCAAGACCACCCTGGTCAACCTGCTGATCCGGGCCTATGAGCCGGCGGCGGGGGAGATCCGGCTGGACGGCGTGCCCCTCGGTCGGTACAGCCGGGAAGGACTGAGCCGGTGCTTCTCCGTGGTGCTCCAGGAGACCGTCTTTTTCCGCGGCACGGTGCTGGACAATCTGCGCTATGCCCGCCCGGAGGCCACGGAGGCGGAGGTTGTCCATGCGGCAAAACTGGCCCATGCCCACGGTTTCATCCAGCGCCTGCCCCAGGGGTACCAAACCCTCATGTCGGGGGCGGCCGGGGAATTCAGCCAGGGGCAGTACCAGCTTTTGGCCATGGCCCGGGCCCTGGTGAGCCGGGCGCCTATCCTCATCCTGGACGAGGCCACCAGCAGTGTGGATACTACCACGGAGCAGCGGCTCCAGCAGGCCACCCTCCGCCTGCTGGAGGGCCGCACCTGCTTCCTGATCGCCCACCGTCCCTCCACCATCCGCCGGGCCGACCGCATCTTTGTGGTGGGGGAGCGGGGGATCGTGGAGTCCGGCACATATGATGAACTGATGAAAAAGCGAGGAGTTTATTGGAGTGTGCTTCAATGAATCAGTCGTTTTGAATGTAATTTATGACCAGCAGGCCATTGTTATTTTGACCTTGCGCCTCCGTTGGGGTGTTTTGTCTTATAGTGACGAATTTCTGATAACGTGTTGCTACTTTGACCCATGACTTGACCCAGAACGGGAAAAATCCCAGCGGAGCAGGCAGCATACGACCTCCGGGATTTGGTAGTTTTCTGGAACGAAAAGGGTCGGAAAGCACTTGAAATCAAAGGATTGAACTGCCGGTAGCAGCTCATAACCCGGAGGTCGGTGGTTCAAATTCATCCCCCGCAACCATGAAAAACCCTGGAACTTCAAGGCTTAATAGTGATAAGGTACTATTTAGCTTTGCGAGGGGGCAGAGAACGGTGTGACCGTAATGGTCACGCCGTTTTTCTGCGTCCAGAGGTAGATTTCGCAACAACAGGCTCGGAAATCACAGGAATCTCTACATCATCCACGAAGTTGAAATAGATTTTTACCTTCTGTACCCGCTTGCCGCTGGATTTGTCCGGTGCAAACACCTCAATCTTCTTGATATACTCATTGACTATCGTAGGGGTCAATTCCGGCACATCCACATACTTCTGGGTCAGGGTGACAAAGGCATCTACATCTGCACTCATGGTTTCCTGTGTTTCCAGCCATTCTTCCGTCACTTCAATTTCGAGTTTTAACCGTTCCTGTTCTGTCTCGTAATCGGCGGTCATTTTCTTATACCGCTCCTTACTCAGATCGCCCAGGACAAAATCCTCATAAAGTCGGGACAGAAGAACATCCAAGTCAGCCAGCCGTTTCTTGGCCTGCTCCACTCGCTTCCGATCCTCACGGATGTTGCGTTCCTGATCGGAACGGCTGCATTGCAGCCATTCTTCCTGAAAGCCTTCCACATCCTGCCGGATATAGGTATTGACCGCACGGATGCGCTCCAACACCAGTTCCCGCAGTACATCTTCACGGATATAGTGGGCAGAACAGGTGCCTCGACCACTTTTGTAGCTGGAGCATACATAATGGTCTTGCTTGCCGTCAAAGCTTTTGCAGGTAGCAAAGTGCAGCTTATTCCCGCAATCAGGACAGAACAGAAGCCCAGAGAACAATCCCTGCCGTTCCGCTTTTGTGGGACGGCGTTTGTTTTTTCGCAACTCCTGCACCCTGTCCCACTGAGCCTGAGAAACGATTGCTTCCTGCGTATCAGGGAAGATACACATATCTTCGATTGCATTGGGAATCCGTTTTTTCAGCTTGTAGGACTTGGAATAGGTCTTGAAATTGCAGGTACAGCCGGTGTACTCCATCCGTTCCAGAATACCCGCAACCGATTGACCAATCCAATGGTAAGGGCGCTCCGGCATTTTCTTACGCTTTTTCGGGTCAGGATGGTTTTCCGACTGTTTGGCATACAGCGCCTTGGTAGTCAACACCTTATCCTTCTCCAGTATACGGGCAATCTGTTCCGGCCCCTTGCCGTCAATGGCCAAGTCAAAGATGCGCTTGACTACTGGGGCAGCATCCTCGTCAATGATCCAATGGTCTTTATCGGCAGGGTCAGTGCGATAACCATAGGGCGGTTTTCCCAGATGCTTTCCGCTGGTGCCTTTCTGCCGGAATACGACTCGGACTTTTTTGCTGGTGTCCCGTGGATACCATTCGTTGAACAAATTACGGATAGCGGCAAAACCATCGCTGTCGCCCTGTTCACTGTCCACACCATCGTTGACGGCGATAAACCGCACATCGTAGCTGGGGAAAATGATGTCCGTGTATTGCCCAACAGTCAGGTAATCTCGGCCAAATCTACTAAGATCCTTGACCAGCCAGCAACCGACAAGCCCCTGCTTAACCAGTGCAAAGCCTTCCTGCACGCCGGGGCGGTCAAAATTGGTTCCCGTATATCCGTCATCCACCAGAATTTTCAGGTTGGTGTAGCCATGCTCGGCTGCGTACCGGGTTAAAAACTCTTTTTGATTCTGTATCGAATTTGATTCTCCATCCAGTGCATCCTCATTGCTGAGGCGGCAGTACAGGATGGTGATTTTCTGCTGATCCAACATAGCGTCCTCCTTTACGGTTGGGTCAGCTGACAGAATCGGTGTGCATGATGATATTGTAGCATGAATTTGAGTCTGTGTCATGAACAAAGCGCCTCCTTATCCAAGAAAATGAGCCGTTTTACCTTGTGGGTAAGCGGCTCATTTCCGTCACATACAGTCTCCAGCAAATACCAGGTATTTCCGATTTTTCGTTCTACCGTACCTGTAAAAGGGTTCATTCGGTTTTCCCAGCGTTTCCGGCATTCTTCCAGAAAATCTATCGGCGGTTCGAAAATCGGGTCAAAGCAGGATTCAATGTCGATATAGCCATAGTCGGGTTCGCTCATAAAATCTCTGTGTTTTCTCATGCAGTTTCCTCCATCAATTAAAGTTCCATATCCTGCGACTTGCGGCGAGCAGGTTGATCGTGCTGCCTTGTTTGTCGGGTTCGGGTCAAAATGGCGTCAAGAAAAGCCCGCACCTTTTCGGGTGCGAACTTGACAGCTTCCAGATAAGGCCGTGCCTGTTCTTTCAACGACTCATATCGCTGTTTCCAGACAGCGGCACTTTTTTGTGCGCTTTGCAGTTTTTCTTCCAAACGGCTGTTTTCCGCCTTGGCAAGAATCCCGTTGACCGCATAATCCTTGAGTGTGCTGCACTCGGATGGGGTCAGAGTGATATTGCCGGTGATCGTCTTTCTCCCCATGGAGCGGATTTCCTGTACCGTCAGGGCGGCAGTGCGCTGTTCTTTGGCCTGCCTTTGCAGGGATTGCAGTTCCTTCTGTTTTTTCTCAACGGCAGCCTGTGTGGTGTCCAGTGCCTGCTCTGTCTGAGCGATTTGAGCGGTCATAGCCTCCAGACGCTGCTGCTCCTGTGCCACCTTGAACTGGGTCACAGTCAGATGTTCCTCGGTACTGCCACGCTCTCCACGCTCCACATCGGTATATCCGGCAGCTTTCATATAGTTGAAGAAATCGTCTTGCAGGACACTGTACGATGTTCGCAGAACTTTCTTGCCTTTGGCGGTCAGAAGCGGATTGCCCTGCTCATCCAGAGCTACCTTGGATTCCCACTTTTTACTGCGGCTGACCTGCATGATGGTCTCCTTGACTGTGCCCACAAGGGACTTGTCCTTGCACCGCTTTGACCAGAGAATCTGTTTTTCCACCACCGGGATATAGACCACGTGAAGGTGGTAGTGATACACATTCTGCCCCAGAGCTTCCGACATGGCCCGGTTGCGTTCATCGGCGTGCATGACGGCAGAGAGGATATACTGCTCACCGCCCACGATCTCCACGGCTGCTTTGTATGCGTCGGTGTAGAACTGCTTGGCATATTCGTAGCCGCCGTGATTGTGGAAGTAAGCGGAGTTCACATCAAAAATCAGCTCCCCATATTTCACCGCATCGGCTTTCAGGCCACGGGTGGAGATGACGCCATCGGCAATCATCTGATCGAACATAGCGGCATAGCTGTCGGTGGGAGCTTTGAAGTGGATATTCCGGTAGGTCTGGGTGGTATCAATATCCTGGTTGGAGTAGCTGTCCTTTTCTCGTTCGTTATGCTCCTGCACCTTCGCCACATCATCGAGGGTGGGCAAGTCCTGGTTACGGGCAAAGGTGCGGTCGACTCCGTCGTTTCTGGCCATACAAATCAGCTCCTTTCCATTGTGCGGCAGACGGCTGGGGCCGGGGATGCACTTCCTGCGGGAAGTGTAATAACCCACTATGACACTTTCATCCCAGAGGGCTGCAAAGTGCCGTGGGCTCTCCGAGGGGGAATGCGGCATCTGCGGATGCCTTGCCGCCTTTAGAGGCTTGTGTGTGGCACCCAAATCCTCAAAAGGCGGTGTGACCGACAGCCTCTCCGCAATCTTGATTGCTTCAATTCTGCCGCCCACAGGCAGAGCAGATTTTGCAAATCCACTCTGCCATCCATCTCCAAATCTGCGGATTTGTCAATGGATACGGGAGATACGGCGGGTAAGAACGGCGGGCATCATTTGTCCCTCCGTTTCTGCCATACGAAGTCATAGTCAAGGGCATCGGCAAGCTGTACCGCCTCTACATACCGCAGAGACTCTCGCTGGAGCTTATTGGACAGGTTTGAAACGCTGTCGCTCCAACCGTAATCCTCAGAAAGCCGGTCAACGACTTCCTGCATCGTGTAGCCGGAACGCACGATGTATGACTTGATTTCATTTCTCAAATTGGATTTCATAGAAAATACCTCATTCTTTTATGAAATGGTTTTACCGTGGAGCATACACGCTGCACGGTAAAATAAATCTTGATTGCTTCTTAAAAGTCACTCAGGATTGCGCCTGTGAAGAACTGTCCGCAACAGTACCCCGTCGACTTTGCCATTAGGTGGGTTTGCAAGCGAAACCGTGAAAATAGCCACCTTCCCGCATACCACCATCATCGTTCTGTAAATCACCGAATAATGATTTGTGTTCTACTTATGGTGGTGTTTTTCACCGTTTGCACAACCATTGATTGGGCATAGCCAATTTTAATGCCCAGCCGAGCTATCAAATATAAAAATGAACTTCGATTTTTTGCGTTCGTGCGTTCCTTCCTTCCAAAGGCTGCACCCGATTAGGAACGCATGAACGCACGAACAGAAAGTTTTGATGTTCCGTTACAACTCCATAGGCGAGAGCAGAACATAAATGCCCATATATCCCCGGCACCGTTTTCCACCGCCGATGTGTAGATTGTTGACCGGCTCCAAATGGTAGCGTTCAGCATTCTGGCTGAGCTGGTTTGCGAAGCTCTTTGGTGACAGTGGGTTTTCGGCGTTGTCCTCACACCACCGCTTATAGGCTGCATACAGATTTTTGGTGCTGGCTTCATAATCGGCCTTGAATGCCACATAACCCTCAGAATCGAGAAAGTCCAGAATGTTGTTGGCATCCCGAACAGCGGAAGTGATATTGTCTTTGGCTCTCTGGCTGATGGTAAAGTGGTAGTGGTTGGAGATCAGCCGCCGCAATCCTTCCAGCATCCAGAGGAAGATTCCCTCTTTTTCGGCAATCAGTTTCTCAGCAAGGAACGGATCATCGAACCGATCCGCAGGCTTGTCCTTGGTGTTCAGAATGATTTGGCGGCGAAAGAAACCGTCACTGCGGTCGTGAAGCGCAGTCAATGCCCCGTTGCCAAAGCAGAGGAAGCGTACATAAAGCAGCCCTTGATAGCTCTGCTCTTTCTTCCGTTCCAAATCCATCCGCAGTTCTGCTGTCACAATGGATTTTACATAGTTGGTTTTGGTCAAGGCATTCATATCCAGATCATCGTCCAGCATGAGCAGCTTGCCCTCCAAGTCGGCTCTGGCGAAACGACTGTTCTCTACTTTTTGGATGGAAGTGGTGTTCATGTTGAGCCCGAAAATGGCGTTCATCACCACACCGATCCGGCTTTTGCCCTCACCGCCCTTGCCGATCAGCATAAGCATTTTCTGCCCCTTGGTGGAGGGAATCAGGCAGTAGCCCAGATACTCCTGCAAGGCGGGAATATCTTCCGGCTCCAGCAGTTCCGAAAGGAAGCGCAGCCAGTGTTCCGGTGCCGGAGCATCAGCCCGATAGGATACCGACAGACGGTTGCTGTAATACTCTTTTTCCTCTGTAAACCTACCATCCAGAAAACAAGTGCCGTTCGCCACATGGATGCGGTCACATTGCAGGGGCAACGGGTCTGCGTATGCCGCCAGCTTCAACGCTTTGATTACCTGCTCACCGTCTGTGCAACCTTGTCATGGAGCCAGGGCGAGATTTCCTCATAAATCGTCCGCTTCAATTTGTTCTCATCCGGCAGCGGGCCGTCCACGGTATAAAAACGGTCATTGATACAGCGCATGGGATGCCGGGACAGGAAATCCCGGCAATATTCCGGTTCGATGATTTTCCCTTTCTCATCAATCCAAACAGGGTTGTTCATGGTATCGCTCCTCTCTCAGGTGGGCCTGCAATTTGCGGATGTACCCGTCTGCCGTTAGTTCGCTCACGACTTCGCCTCGTTCATAGGAATCGCCTTGCAGCAGGATGTCCAACTGATACTCTGCCCAGAGCAGCCGGTGGCAGGCTTCCACAAAACGCTCGTCCGGCACATCTTCCGGCGCTTGCGGTGCATACCGTTTTTCCCAATCCAGGAGCAGCCGCCGATACTCGTTCAAAACAGAAAAGCACAGCTGCTCGTTTTCACGAAGCTGCTGTGCTTTGGTCTTGTGTTTCTTTTTCCGACGAATGGCTTCCGGCAAGGGCTTGTCCGGTGCAAGGTGAAAGTCCGACGCCAGTTTTCGGGCAGCATCATACAGCCGAAGGTCAAACAGTTTGGCAGTCAGGTCGATCACATCCCCGTGCTCCCCACAGGCAAAACAGTGGTAGTGGTCATCCGATACATACAGGCTCGGATGACGGTCATTATGGAACGGACACAGTGCCATACCATAGTGGTTGACATCAATTCCATACGTTTGCGCTGCTTCCTGTGTGTTAATATTGGCTTTCACCACTTCAAACAGATTCATACAGATTCCCTCCAATTCCTTTTTGATGGGGCAGTTTTCTCACCCCTCTGTATAGGTTATGGGGAAAATCGAAAAAAACAGGCTGATGGCATGACAAGCCGTTTTCAAAAAACATGACAAGAATTTAATTGTGTGCTATTATGAAAATAAAAAAACATGACAGGAGGGAGAAGATGGATCAGATCATCAACCATGCAGTTTTGTCGCTGGATTTCTGGCAGGACACCGTGACCTATGAGGGAAGTACCATGCCCACGGGAACCATTGGCTGCGAGGTGCTGAACATCCCGGACAGCACCATTGAGAAGCTGGATACTCCCTGCAATGTGCTGAACCAGCTGCTTCAGGGGATGAACACCGGTTCGGTGGATATGGAGCTGCTGCCGCAGGTGCAGCAGGCCGCTGGCGAGATCATCTCCTTTTTGCAGGTCACACCACCCTTCTCCCGATTGAATCGAAGCTATTTTGAGCAAAAACTTGCAGCCATCTTTTCCGAAGAATACATGGAGGACGCCAAAGCCTATTTGCAGCTCACTCAGCAGGAGCAGCTGATTTGTGCTTTAACCGGGCAGTATGGCAAGGCAACCATGCTCGTGCGAATCGCGCAGGTGCTGGGGCATTTGAGTTATTCTCTGGGGCAGTACAAGGAAGCCCTGACGAAATTTGCAGAGCGGTTAAATGAACCAGACTATGACCGTACCCCGGACGGTTATGCGGCAATGTTCGGACAGTTCTTCAAAGGTGAGCCAACTTTATCGATAGATAACCCGGCCTGGATGACCCTTACCAATGCTTCGGTGCAGTATGTAGCCGCCACTCGTCCCGGAAAGACGGAGCCGCAGCTGGTCAAGCGGATGCACTATGTCTCCTTTGTGGGGATGTTCCGTTCCGACTTATTTGAGGGGCTTTGTGTGGGCCATGCGCCCAAGAAATGCCCCATCTGCGGCAGATGGTTTCTCACCATTGACGCACGGCATACCAAATACTGCGGCGGTCTGGCCCCCGGCGACCAGCGGGGACGGACGTGCCGACAAATCGGCAATCTGAGAGGCCGGGAGCAGCGGGAGCTTGCAGATGATCATCCCATTAAGGCTATTTATACCCGCCGTATGAACACCATTTTGCAAAGCACCCGCCGTGGAAAGCTGGATGAAGAAACGGCAGCAACTATGAAAAAGCTGGCAAAAGATAAGATGCTCCGTGCGCTTTCAAATCAGCGTTATGCCAGCACTGTCTATGAGCAGGAAATGACTCAGGATGCACTTTTGAAGGCCGTACAAAAGAAGTAAAACACCAGAAAGGCGGTGAGGGAGAATGGATACAGTGTGGACATGGGAGCTGCCCGGCTACTGTGCAAAATACAGCTTTCTGACGGAACCCAAGGGCTTGACCATTCGGGAAGTGGAACGTGTTTTCCAGCTTGATCCGGAACCGCCTGTTCTGGAAAATATGAACGACTATATCATTGAGGCTGTGCATAGCCGAGAACTGTGCTGGTTTTCCTTTTTCCTGCACCACTATGAAAACCGGCTCAATAACCGTGTTCGCCGTTTCCTGCTGCGGGAGGGGCTGGATCGCTATGACCCGGAACGCTTTTTGGACTACAAAATGGGCTGTGTGCTTGCCATGCTGAATTGCCTCCGGGAATATGATCCCGCACAAGGGGCAGATTTTCTGACCTATGCCCACCATTTTATCGGGAACGCCCTTTTGACCTGCCGGATGCAAGAGGAGGCTGGTTCCTTTGAAAATGTGGATGAGTACAAGGCTGTGCGTGGAATTGCATGGCTCTACAATCAATCCGGTCAGTCTGAACAGGCGGCGATCCAGAAATATGCCCAGAAACATAACTGCTCAAGTGAAACCGCAGCGAAGTTTTTGGCGTTGGCCAAGCAAAACCGAAGCCGTGTTCCGTTTTATCAGACCATTCAGGATGAGGACAGCGAAGAAACCGGCGAGGATGTCAGCCGGGATGACCATTGGGACTATGCGGAGATTCTATGGAACGGCATCCAGGCTGAAACTGTCCGAGAAGCGTTTGAAAAGCTGAATTACCGGGAACAGACCCTTTTGGAAAAGAGAAACGCCATCTGTATGACCTGTGGACGGGTCAGCCCCATCAGTACCCGGTTGACCTTTGAAAAGCTGGCAGTCCTCTTTGAGGGCAGCACAGCCAGCGGCGCAGAACGGGCCTATCGTAAAGCCGTAGAGCATTTGGCCTGTCTGCTGGCAGAAGCCGGAGTGCTTCACGTAATTCGCCTAAAACGTAAATCCCAGACCAAACGCAAAAAGAAAATCGCCGCCGCTGTCTACCTGTATCAGGTGGACAACGACGGCGAATGGGGTGAGATTTCGTTTGACTTTGAGTCTGGAACAGCGGAGATTATCCAGTTAGCAGCGTGGGATACAATAGTAGGCAAGAAATTTGCAAGAAAAGCGATTCGATACTTTTTGAGCGGTGATTCTGATAAATTATATAAAGAAACCTCTTTGATATGTGAATAGGAGCCTGTGCAATTGCACAGGCTCCTTTCCATCAGTGGGATTCTGCTTTGTGGTTTGCCAAAGTCTTTCCTGCTTTGCTTTTTGCGGCCTTGGAAGAACTTTTGGATGCCAGAGTTTTCCCGGCTTTACCTACCTTGCCACCATGATGTACAGCCATATTTTTCACCTCCCCAACTTATCCTTTTGGCGGATAAGGATCTCTGCCATGACTGTCTGAGGATTGAATCCGTCCATTCATGCCATGAATTACGAACTCTGTACCCTGATTGCGGCTGATTTGTCTGCCAGCATTTACGGCTTCTTGTTTAGTCGAATAGTGGCCGCTGGAGCGCTGAGCCCCGCCACGTTTTACATCCCAGCCGCCATTGGGATTGTGAACGACATGATGAGAAGAACGAGCCATAGAATCACCCCCTATGTGCATCGGGACAGCAGATTGCACAACCGTCCGCATCGGAATAGATTTTCTTCGCTTGAGCAACAGCCTCAACCTCGTTTGCATAGTAATCTACATACTGTGTGCTACGAATGCCAAGCTGTGCAGCGTGCTCTTTCGTGTGAATCTCGTGATGAATACCGGGATTTGAGGTCTGGTTGTTGTTAATATAGTAATGCTTATATATTATAGAAACTTATTAGAAGATTTTTTACTTTTAAGTACCTCTAATTGCTACTGTTTCAACGGTTTTAGAACCAGATAGAAGTGGATAAAAGTGTGGAAATGTAGATAACTCATATATTATTTATGTATTATTCATACATCGATATTCCTATACTTTGTATGCCTATGTAAATCGTTCGTAACCAACGATTCCTACCCCACCGAATCTTCTGGCAGTACGACTACCTATGTCCCGGATAGCTGGGATTTCGGCGGTGGTAGCCCGTGCCTGTACCATGGCAGTGACTATTACCACCACCAGAATTACGGGCCTTTCTACGTGAACGGTTACAGCAGGTCGTACTCTGACTTCACCATCGGCTGTCGCCTCCAGGAACGCCCGCCGAAGGCGGCGTGACCTATGCCAGCAAAGCACAAAGCCTCCTGTTTCACAGGAGGAATATTAAGCCAGAAAAGAACCGCCCTAAACTGCTATGGACAGTCAAGGGCGGTTTTGTGTTTTCGCAAGTCTTACTCTCACTATTTTATTTTCTCGATCTCCTCCCGGAGCCAGGCAAACTCCCGGCGGGTATAGACTTTTTCCGTTATATCGGAAATCTTGTGTCCCACCATATATTTGATAGCATACTCGTCAACCCCATAGCGCTTGGCCATGGTGACAAAGTGGGTACGGCCGTCGTGCGGGCGGTGATTGGGGTTCAGCTTCAACTCGTCCCGGATGCGCTCGAAGGCTTTCTGATACCGGGCATAAGTCAGCTTGAGGTTTTTTCGGTTGCGGTTATTGGGGTCGGCCCAGTTGAGCAGATAGGGGCTGCCCAGTGCCTCCGCCTCCTGATATTTTCGGAGTACCAGGTCTTGAATGCGGGAGTGGATGGGGACGACGCGGTTCTCACCGGCGTCCGTCTTCATGCCGCCCTGGAAGGTCCAGTTCTCCAAGTCCACATCCTTCAGTTCCAGTAAACCAAGCTCTTGAGGGCGCCAACCGGAGTAACACTGGATGAGCAGGATATCGACGCCCTGCTTGCTGCTGGCATTTGCCCATAGCAGGTCCATCTCTTCGTCGGTGAAGGCGATATGCTCCTTTTTCACCGATTGGATCTCCTTAACCGTCTCCTCGGTGAGATTGAAGGTGCGGGAGTAGTTCCGGTCCACCAGCTCATACTCCAGGGCGTAGTCCAGCAGCATGTTGAACAGGGATTTGATCTGGTTCTTCATGGTGGCGGTGGGGTGCTGCTCCTTACCGCGGATGACGGCCACCCCCTCTTCCATGCATCCTTTTACATGGCGGGCCCGGATGTCCATGACCCGCATCTTATAGACGCCGGAACAGTAGGCCCAGGCCGAGGTGGCGGACTTGGTGCTCTTCACCGTCTTCTCATACTCCGGGAGCCATTTGTCATAAAGCTCCTGCATGGTGATGGACGGCTCCAGGTCGTAGGGGTTCTTATTATATTCTACCAGAGCGGCGTAAGCGTCGTTATAGGTGGCGAAGTAGGACTCCGGTTTTAAGGGTTTGCAGATTGGTTTCCCGTCCGGCGTCTTCCCCACCGTTACCATTGCCCGGAAGGGATTTCTTAAATTGCGGTTTTTGATTTCGCTGATCTGACCGAAGCCGTTGGGCAGCCGCCGGCGCTTGTTGGATTTGCGGGGTTTTTTCTGTTTTTCAGAGGGTTTCAGCGGGTAGCCGCAATGGGGACAGGCGGTTGCCTTGTCGCTCACCGGCAGTTCGCACTCTGGGCATTGGGTCAGCATGATGGTTCCTCCGTTTCGGATTCTGAGCAGATCTGGATAAGATTCTGTTCAGCCTGCTGAGCCTCTTCATCTGTAATTATATTCTTTTGTCGGCGTTCTTCCACCAGATCGTAGACGCCCTTTGCCGCAAAAGGAACAAGAAGGAGCAAGGTTGGAATTGTGCCGATGAGCCATTTCCGGTTGAGCGCGCGAGCTGTTTTCTGGTGCTCATGGCGTCTTATTTTTGCGATGTACTGGACTGGGCCGCCATACTTGCTCATTTCGTGGGAGCTTTTGGCATAAATCCAATCTTTCATAAAAATCATCCTTTCGCAAGAAATTCATCCTCCTTTATGGAAGAATAAAGCACCATTTTTAAGGAGGTTGTTTGATATGTTCGAGAAAACAAAAGAATTTGTGTCGAAGCACAGAAGAATTTGCACTGGCGTCTGTATGGCAATTCCAGCTGGTATAGCGTTTTATGCGGCGTACAGAGCGGGATGCCAGCATGGTGTCGGTACAGTTCAAAGAGTGCTGCGGGATTTGGATTACGATTTGTGCGAACAGGTCGATCGCGTGTTTCAGAAGAATGGCGTGTTTTAATCTGGATGAAAAATTGGAGTCGCTGATTTGGCGGCTCCTTTTCTTTTTGCCCCTTGCACCGCCCGTCCTAATCATATATGATAGTGTATGAATTGTCAAGCATATTCCTACACAATATTTTTTTGACTTGGAATAGAGGGCGGCTTATGGTGATGCGGGACCAATCCACCTGCCCTAAGTGCGGCGGGAAGTTGAAATACTACGACAGCGTGCCGAGACTGGTACGGACGAAGGGGCGGGAGACGGCCAGGGTGCCTATGCGCCGGTTCCGGTGCGTCCACTGCGGGGCGGTTCACCGGGAACTGTCGGAGCTGCTGGTTCCTTATAAGCAGTATGAGGCGGAGGTTATCATCGGCGTGCTGGAAGGACTCATCACCTGCGAGACGATTGGGTTTGAGGACTATCCCTGCGAGATGACCATGCTGCGGTGGCTTTCGCAGAAAGCACAGCTCCTTTTATGGAGGTATCCATAAGCGAAAGGAGTTTTGTAATCATGAAACTGATACCGGTTGACGCGATACCAAAGATGGGCGGCTATCACAAGCTGCAAGACTTGATTGAGGAATTTGTAAACGGAGACGCGAAAATCGTAAAAGTAGATTTTGGCGAGGACGACTACAAATCCCCAACGGTCTGCCGGTCTTGTCTGGCCGCGGCCATCAAGCGGTCAAAGCGCTCGGTCAAGGTATGGAGGCGTGGAAACGAAGTGTTTCTGAGTAAGGATATTTGACAAGGATTGAGCCGTTTTTACAGCGGCTCTTTCTTTTGCCCCCCCCCTTTTTTTTTTCTGCGTTTCTAACTTAGGATAGCCTGGTTTAATCTAAGTTAGAAACCGGAGGCTTGAGCCCGTCCGCAGAATTTGCAAATTCTTTTATGGAGGAGCGATAGGGCGAAACCGGATATGGTTTAGCCAGTTCGAGGCTGGCCCTCCTGGGAAATGGATAGATGCTGGTGGAAATCCAGCGGTGAGACACGAAGGCGTGCCGCCAAGTAATAACTTAATCAAAGATGGCACCCACCGGGCAACGGTTTTCGTTGGGCCGACCCTGAAGTCATTTCCTTTTCTTTTTCGCAGTTCCAGCAGAGCCCTTTATGGAACCAAATGGTTGTTACTATTTACATTGAAGGAGTATGCGTAATGGAGATCAATATCGTCATTAAAAGCAAAGGTGAAGAGTCGATCGAAATCGATACAAAACAAGCTGATATATCTGTGGAGCGAGATCCATACCAGCATAATCAAGTTTTTGGAGAAGGATGCTCAAGTAAATGGACTGAGGATATGAGAACAAATATTGCATTTCTCAAATCTCAGCAATGCTTTGCGAACGAATTGCTGAGAGCGAATGGTTGTTTGTTTCTGAATGACGTCTATAAAATGTTGGGATTTCCCTTGACCAGATGCGGGCAGATTGCTGGGTGGGTTTTCAATGAGAAATATCACGATGCGGTATGTTTTGGGATTGACTTTACCACTGTGCTTACGGATGAAACTGTAAAACCGTTGTATTTGGAATTCAATGTACGAGAAAACATTTTGGACTTTTTATCATGAAAGAGACGGGCTTGTCGGATTGACGACAGGCCCCTTCTTTTTCGCAGTTCCAGCAGAGTCCTTTATGGAGGTGATGGTTATGAAGACCAGGAAAATTCTGAGCGCAGTCGGAACATTTGTGATTGTGGGCGCGGTATCAACAGCAGGCGCTGCCCTGTGGACAAATCTTCTGGACAGGAAATTTCAAATGGTCAAAGTCAGACTGACACATCCGAAGTCGGACAAAATTATATTTGTGGACTTCCGAAAAGCCGGGAGGGGCCGCTGATACAGCGCCTCTCCCTTTTCCGCACAAACGGCACCGCCTATTATGGAGAACAAAATCAGGAGGTAGATATTATGAACAAGCAGAAATGGACCGAGAAGCCTATCACCTGGGGCGGTTATCTCAAGCTGTGCGGCGTGGTGTGTGTGATCAGTGTGATTGCTGGTTTCGTCTGGTACATCGCCAGTTTTGAGCCGGTCTGGTGGGGCAGCTTCAAGGGAAAAGCGAAGAAGTTGTTCACGATCTGGCGCCCGGGAAGAAGATTCTAAAGAGCAGGAGCCGCCTGTTACGGCGGCTCTTTCTCTTTTTTCCACCGAGGTTGTTTTTACGAAGACGCGGTCCCTAATTTAGAATAGCCGTTGAAAGGAGGTAGACGCCGATGAATGAACAGGAGTTTCATCCAGGCTCCGTTCCGGTTGCTGTGGTCGCCAGAGTCTATGGAAAGGATGCGTCCTGGGTGAGAGCCGGCATTATCTCGGGTTGGCTGCCGATTGGTAAGGCCACCCGCGGCGGCAATTTGGTGACCAGCATTGAGGAGATGGACTCCCGGTATGGGAGGATCAATTTCTACATCTCCCCTAAACGGCTGTACGAGGAGACCGGATACTTTTGGAAAGGAGAGAGGCGATAATGGCCCATGATATTCGCCCGGAGGTGTCCCAGAAGAACCCATTCTGGATTGGCAAGCACCGCTACTATGAGCTGAAGCACTTCTGCCTGCAATACCCCATTTGGAAGAGGGCCCGCAGCTCTTTGGACGGGCTGAGCAAGCGTTCGGCCGATCTCCAGGTCTTCGTCAAGAGCGGCCAGATGAAGGGCGACCCCACGGAGCGGTGCGCCCAGTCCCGGCTCTTTTTCGCCGAGCGCATGGAGATGGTGGAGCAGGCGGCCATCGGGGCCGACCCAGACCTCTACCCCTATCTGCTGCGGGGCGTAACGGAGGGGCTCTCCTATGACGCGCTGAAGATGAAGTATGATATTCCATGCTGCCGGGACGTCTATTACGCCGCGTACAGACGGTTCTTCTGGCTGCTGAGCAAAAGGAGGGACTGAGCTTGAGAATTGTGGATGTGGCGGTCAGGCAGTGTTACCGCTTCAACTGCCCTATTTGCGGAAGTAAACTGGAAGCTGACTCCGGTGAGCTGGTGGACATCGGCGGGAAAACGAGCCAGTTCTGGTGCCCGGTCTGCCGGAAGGAGCGGTATGTTCCCTGGAGTTCGCTCCGAAAACGGGTGGTGTATGAGGATAAGTCCGCGGAATAGGCAGGCTCCTTTATGGAAAGGAGGCGAATTCTATGACAATTCAAGAGTTTGACGATTTGAAGATTGGGGACACTTGCTTAGTCACACGAGGAAAAGATAAGGGGAAACGATGCATAGTCCTATACAAAGCTGGCCACACAATCAAGTATGACCATCGTATCGGAATTGTGGTTGTAAAACCCGAAGATTACGGAAACTTATTTGAGTCGAGCACGCTGACATATCGATACTTCAAACTTTATAGTCATACCGAATTGAGAAAGACCTTATTCTGATTGGCGAAGGGCCTGCGGAAACGCGGGCTCTTTCCTTTTATATTTACGCGGAAACAGCAGCGGCCTTTATGGAGGTGATAGCATTATGACTTACAAGCAGATTGAGGCAAGCCGGGAGCTGCGCCTTTGGATCGGGCAGGTGATTGTGCCCGCCGTTACGATGGCGGTCGCGCTCGCGTCCATTCCAGAGGTCAGGAACACGGCGTCAAGAAAGCTGGAAGAGCTGAAATGGAAATTCAAATCCAGAAGCAAGGGCTGAACAGGCCCTTTGCTTTTCCATTTTCCGCACGCAGCCGCCCGGAAACCGTGTTACAGTGATACCCTGAAAAATTCCCGGGAGGAAAATTTGAGAAAACAGTTCAAATGGAGGAGTTGCTTTTATGGTTATTTTCGCAGTGATGGCGGCGCTTTGCATCGGCATTTTGATTGGCATGCATCTGTTTCAAGACCGTCCGGTTGGTGATTTACGGGTTGACCATTCGGACCCGGTGGACGGGCCGCATTTATATTTGGAGCTGGATACGGATGTATCCGCGATTCTCCGCAAAAAGCGGGTTGCGTTCCGGGTCAAAGCCAAAGACTTCATCCCGCACGAATAACACCGGCTATTATGGAGCCAACTCTAAAATTTGAAAGGAGATAAAGCATATGGCAGAGATCAAAACTTTGTTGGACGATGTGATCGAAACGGAGATCTCGAACTTGAAGACCTTGCCGGTCGAGGATGAGCGGAGAGGTGACGCGATTCGGGATCTGGTGTCGCTGCATAAGCTCCGCATCGAGGAGATCAAGGCTTGGGCTGACGTGGAGGAGAAATCTGAACGGAGGGAGATGGACAGCAGACAGCGTGAGGAGGAACTTGCCGCTAAGGATGCCGACCGGACCCGCGAGGAGGAAAATCAGGCGCGTCAGCTTCGGGAGCAGAAGATCGACCGGTATGTGCGGACGGGTGTTGCAGCCGCGGAACTGATATTGCCGTTGGTGTTCTACGGAATCTGGATGAAACGGGGATTCAAGTTTGAGGAATCCGGCGTCTACTCGTCCACAACATTCCGAAATCTGTTTGGCCGCTTTAAGCCGGCAAAATAACGGGCAGGCTCAAAAAAATGAAGAGGCCGTGCGGGCTGCACAGTCTCTTCGTTTTATCCGCGGATTATTCAGGGCGCTTTATGGAGAACACCCGATATTTTTTGAGGAGGTTTTTAGCAATGAAGATGAGAGAAGAAAAATTAAGTCCCATGTTGATAATTGACATTGGCCGCGCACGCCGTTTGTATGACGAAGGGAAAAATGCAGAAGAGATTGCGGCGGTTGTGAGGCGGCCTGTTACGCTGATGGAAAAGTGGATTGGGAACTTCAAACTCATCGATGAAAAGAGACAGACAAGAAACGGGTGATCCAAACAAGGCAGGAGTCCAGGCAAGGACTCTTGCTTTTAATCGTCCCAGCCGGAGCCCATATCCTCCGCAAGCTCCTCCCCGGTTCCGTAATCGGCGCTGATTTCCCGCAGGGCACATTCGGCGCAGACCTCTTCCTCCTCGGAATAATAGTAGTTTTCATAGACGTCTTCGCCGTAGATGCGGTTGATTTTATTTCTGGCGGAATCCGGGTCAAAATCATCGCCGCAGCGCGGACAGGTTTTCATAGGTTTACCCCCCCCCTTTTTTTTTTTTGCTCCATCCTAACACAACTCCGCCAAATTTACAAGGCGCTTTATGAGGAGAGAGCGCTCTTTACCTCAAGAACGCCGGAGCCGCAAGGCCCCGGACTGCTTAGGAGGTAATGCAAATGCGTAAAAAGAGGAACAAGGTCATTATCCCGGAGGGAGCCGAATTGACGGACTACCTGAACCGGGGGTTCGCGATCTGCAACCGGTGCGGAGCGGTTATGGACCGGAAAGAAGACCCGAGAGGTGGCTGCGATATTTACGCCTGCCCATCGTGCGGATGGGAGATTGACGAAATGGAGTATGAGTACGAGAGCGGAGATCCGATGGAGCTCGTACAGGACGAAAGAGGCGACGACTACCTGGTCTTCCGGGACGATATGCCGCCCGCCGGATGCAGGGCCTGCGGAGGACCCTACCCTCACTGCAAGGCGTCGTGCAAGATGTTCGACGACTGAGCATTATCAACGCGGAGGAGAAGTCCCGTAACAGGGGCTTTTCCTCTTTATATTTGCAGCAAGCGCAAGAATGACAGGGTCTATTGCGGAAAGGAAGTGTTTTTTGATGAAACAAATGACAAACGCTCAAATCGACGAGATTAACAGGCTTTTGGCAGACCATAGAGAGGCCTTGACCGCATTTTGGGATGAAGCGTTTTATTACGGAATGCGGTCTGGATACAAATGGGTGCTGTGTGGAGCCGCGATTGCAGTTGTGGCGATGGGCGTTGGAGAAACTGTTATACGCATCAGAAACAAGCGAAAGAACGAGAAGGAGTCCTGACCGGGACTCTTTCTTTTGTATTTGGAGGAAACCATGCGTTATCACTTTGAGAAACCTCCGATTTATCTGTCCATGTACGGACAGCGTTATCGGTGCGACCACCCGGTCTACAACTCCTGCACCCTGTTCTTGGTGGAGGAGCGGGGCCTGGCGGTGATTCAGCAGCGGTTTGACCTGGAGAGAAAGGCGACCTTTTGGACGGAGGTGGACGACTGGCTCACCGACCCATTATATTTGCACCCTGGATTCCGGGCGTACTTTGACAGCAGGGCGGCGAAGGGTACGGACGGCCTCTACCCTACGGTGACCATCCGGCAGATCATGTGGGCACTCAAAATGAAGCCTCTGCTAAAGCAGCCGTGGGAGACGGTCTTTGACCATGCGCCGATTTGACAACTCCCTTTATGGAAAACCAACTAATTTTGGAAGGGAGCTGCGGTTTATGGAGACATTGAAAAACAAGCTGTGCGCGGTTGGATTACTTGTCTGCGGAGGCTTATCGGCCTATGTGGGAAGTGATGGAACGGCGATGGCGCTTCTTGGAACGATTGCTGTTCCGCTGTTCTTTGCGAAGGAAAATTGGATTTACTGAGGGATAGGCCCGGACAAGGGCTCTTTCCTTTTCTGTTTGCGCTCATTTCGCAGGTTCTATTACGGAGAACGATGCTCGATAAGGAGGTAAAGGAGCATGGACGAAATGAGACTGGAATCAAAATTTACGACTGTGATTGCATCGAAACTCGCAGAGAAGCTTGTCCGCGACAAGCTGGGCTATGATGTTGACATCAGGCTCAACCGGCTGCGGACAACGGTTCTGGAGGACAAGATGCATGTGGAGTTGAATGTGGATTTGGAACTCACAAAGGAAGAGCTTGACAAATTGCTGAAAAGCGTCGGACTCTGAGGCGGAGGCCCCGTGACAGGGGCTTTTGCCTTTCTTCCGCAGATTTTGCAATTCCTATTATGGAGAGGAGGTTAGCTCAATGGTAGAGCAACAGGCTGAAATACCTGTGGGTTGCCGGTTCGAGTCCGGTGCTTTCTCTTTTTACTTTTATATGGAGAAACATAATTTCAGAAAGGAGAAAAATGATGGGGAAATATTACATCCATGATTTTTGTGAAGAGCTGAATTACCAGGGTATTATCCTCTATATTCACGAGGAGATTGACTTTCAAGACCTTTATAAAAAGCTGGAAAACGACCTTGTGAATCATTTATATCGTTTTGATTCTGTGAGAGCAAACCGTTTATTTTACATCGAAAACTGCGATTTACAGGATGTAGACAATAAAGAAATCGCAGAACTTTTTGATAATGAGTATTCAGTTCTGCAATTAAGGAAAGACAAGAATGGTTTCTTTATCAAAATCCCGGATTTTATTGTAGAAGGAGGAAAATAAAATGGAAGTCAAAATCGTAGGCAGTATCCAGTTCAAGAACCGCACCCTCCCGGTGTATGGGAATTTGGACGAGCCCTTGTTCAAAGCCACAGACGTGGCCGAGCTGCTGAGCTATGGGGACAACAACGTCTGGAACCTGACCAACGTCTGTGAAGATGACGAGAAGCTGGTGCTCCCGGCCGTCGTGGGCGGACAGCGGAGAAAGGTCACGTTCGTCACAGAGACGGGCCTGTATAACGTCCTCGCCCAGAGCCGGAAGCCTATCGCACGGGCATGGCGGCGCGTCATTGCCGAGGAGCTGATTGCCCTGCGGCGGTCCCGAGGGAAGAATATCTTGGAACAGTTTGAGGACTGGGATCACCGGGCGGACGCGATCTACTTCGACGAGGAGACCGGCATGCTCATGCGCTCGGTGACGGTCCCGGGCGGCGACGTGGAGCAGGTCCCCTATGAGCCCTGACGCCATGAAAGCGGAGCTTGGATATCCCGATGTGGTCATGGGCGACTTTATCGAGGACCTCATCGGCGACATTGAGTATAATATGGGCCTGGTCCCGGCAAATGATTCCTATTTTCGGGAGCTTGGTCTGCAAAGGTTCACGTTGGAGCAGCTGCTTCGGGAGATTGGCCGGGAGGAAGGAGTCTCCCCCACCGCCGTAGTGGCGCGGTTCGTGGAGAGGATGTCTGCATCGGCAAAAGAAACCGGAGATCCCGGCTTTACCTTTTCCGTGGCCAGAGACACAGCCCAGTCTATTTTAGATGGATTATATTTCAGAGATTGAAACTTGAAAGGAGAAAAACGTCATGGCGAAGACCTATCTTGATATTTTGACCAAACGGGGTATCGACCTCTTTCTGAGCGAGGAGAATCTTGAATCACTGCGAAAGTTTGACCCAAGGGCGGAGTATGCCGTTCCCGGCCAGGCGGCGCCGGTGTTCCGTTCCCCCAAGCAGCACCAGATCGAGGTGGGAAAAAACTCCAACCTGATTGCCGATATGTGCTGGTATGGGGCAAGTGAGGCGGAGTTGGTGCGGGCGGTCAGGCACGGCATGGTGGTTCTCGATGCGGACAAGCACCGTCTGGACTGGAAACGGTCGGCCGAGGAGCATGGCATCCCGGAGCTTTATCAGAAATACCGCCGGTTCTACCGAAAGCCTTGGCTGACCGAGCGTGAAAAGCTGGTCATCACCGCCTATACCGGCTATGTTCTGGAGGGTACGGCCGGGAAGGTCGTCGATTTCGTGGAAGAGGTGCTGGGGCATTCCATTCAGACGCCGGAGCCGCCTGAGGTTCCTGTGATTTTGGAGGTACATAATGCTCTGAGAGGCGAGTTCTGTGAGATCTGCCGGAAGCATCATCTCTTCGATTCTATTTAAGGAGGGTACGGATGTGAAAGCAAAACCCGCCCTGTTCAAAAGGGCTGGAAAGGCGCTTCAGAAAGCGGCACCAACCATTTTGACGGGCATCGGCACTGCCGGCGTGGTGGCCACGGCGGTCCTGGCGGTAAGGGCCACCCCCAAGGCGCTCAAGTGCATTGAGCGGGAAAAAGAGGCCAAAAACGTGGAAAACAGCGGAAATTTGACCCGGATGGAGACGATAGGAGCTTGCTGGCGATGCTATGTTCCCGCGGCAGTCACGGGAATCGCTACAATCGGGTGTATTTTCGGCGCAAATGTTCTGAACCGGCGTCAGCAGGCCTCTCTGGTCAGCGCCTACGCCCTGGCGAGCCGTTCGCTCAGCCGCTACAAGCAGAAGGTGAAAGAGCTCTACGGCGAAGAGGCCCACAGAAAGGTGATGGCCGCGCTGGCCGTGGAACAGAGCGAAAAGCACCCCATTTACGCCGGAACCTTTGTGGCCACAACCTCGCTGGGGTTTGAGGAGGCCGACGAGGAGGAGCGGTTGTTCTACGACGCCATCTCCAGCCGATATTTCCAGGCCACGATCAGCCAGGTCTTGCAGGCCGAATACCATCTCAACCGGAATTTTGCCCTTAGCGGCGGATTCATTACGCTGAATGATTTTTATGACTTTCTGGGCATCAGCAAGACGCCGGAGGGGGACAAGATCGGATGGATGGTTTCGGACGGGCTCTACTGGGTGGACTTCGACCATCAGAGGACGGTGGTGGACGACGGGCTGAACGGCGAGGTGGAGTGCTGGATCATCGACGCCCCGTTCCCGCCGGTCACTTACGAAGAGTGGGAGGACATGGAGATCTGACCAGTCCGCAGAAATAGCATCTCCTATTATGGAGAACCATGAAAAACAGGAGGTTTGAGTTTATGAACCAGAAAACGATATTTAAGGTGCTGTCCCTGGTCGGACTGGCCCTCGGCGGGATTGGAACATTGCTGTCCAGCTGGGCGGACGATAAGGAACAGGACGCGATCATCGAGGAAAAAGTGAACGAAGCGCTTGCCGCCCGTGAGCATGGAACATCTGGAAGCGAGGAGCCCTGACCGGGGCTCTTTGCTTTTGCAGGGGCCGGTTTCCATGAATGAACGGGCGATTCTGTTTCTCATGTCGGTTTTGGAGGGGTTTGAAGACCCGCCAAGGTCTGATTGGCCCCAGCATGAGGCCGAGGAAGTTACGTTCTCCAGATGGGCCTTGGAGGAGCTGTTGCAGCAGGTCTGGGACCACCCGTGGACGCTGGCCTCGGAGACCGTGGAGCGGTTCGCGTCAAAGCTGGAGATTTACTCCGAGACATGCAACACGGACGCCCAGTACCGGATTTTCAAGATTGCGGCAGAGACCATATGGGAATTCCTCGACGACATCAAAGCGATCGAGCGTTGAGCAAAATTATATTTGAGAGGAGAAGGCATTGTGAATAAACAGGCCATCGCAAACACGCTGAAATCACTGCAAAAGACCATGCGAAAACACAGCCCGGCCATTTTGACGGGCATCGGCATCGCCGGGATGGCGGCGGGCGCCGGTATGGCGGGGAGGGGGCCCCCCCCACGACTTCCACGGATATTTGCGCTGGCTCCGGCACAACGGCGGGGGGGGGGGCCCCCGCCGTTATGGCGGTAAGGGCCACCCCCAAGGCGCTTCGTATGGTGGACGACAGGGAGATTGAGGACGGGAAACGCCTGACCACCTCTGAAATCGTCAAAACCACCTGGAAATGTTATATTCCGGCCGCCGTTACCGGCGTATGCTCCGCCGCCTGCATCATCGGGGCCAGCTCCATCAGCGCACGGCGGAACGCGGCCCTGGTCACGGCCTATACCATTTCCGAGACTGCTCTGAAGGAGTACAAGGATAAGGCGGTGGAAGTCGTAGGGCCGAAGAAGGAGCAGGCCATTCGGGACGCCGTGGCGAAGGAACAGCTGGAGCAGGCCGGGGTGCCGGAGCGAAAGTTCATCCCCACCGGCCGGGGCGAGACGCCCTGCTTTGACCCGCTGACCAATACCTGCTTCAAATCGGACATTGAGACGCTCCGAAGGGCAGAAAATACGCTGAACAAACGGATGCGGGACGAGGCTAAGATCACAGTCAACGAATTTATGCAGGAGATCGGCCTTGAGCCGTGCGACAGCTCCATCGGAGAAACCATGGGGTGGGATATCGACAAAGGGTACATTGATTTGGACTTCAGTTCGCAGCTGGTGGACGGCGTTCCATATCTAGTCATCGGCCATCATGTCCCGCCCACATACCTCGGCTGGTGACATCCGCAAAAATTGCATCTCCTATTATGGAGAACCATCTATGGAACATTATATGACAAGGAGGACTTTACGATGGAAGAAATGAACGCGAAAGTGATGGAGAACGAGGAACTCGAAGACATCACAGAGGTCGAAGAGGCTGAGGAGAGCGGCAGCGCCGGTGCGCTGGTAGCCGGAGTTGTCGGCGGTTTCCTGGCTTACGCCATGATTGGCGGGGTCAGAAGGCTGTGGGGCTTTGTCGGTGCCAAGCTGGCTGAGCGCAAGGCCGCGGAGAAGGCTAAGGCCGAAGTGGTGGACGCGGAGTACACCGAAGTCGCTGCGGAGGATTCCGACGAGGAAGACTCTGAAAAGTAATCGAGCAAGAGGTTCGCCAAAGGGAGAGTACCTGAAACCGGGTGCTTTCCCTTTTTTCATTTTCGGAAAGGAGAAACCATGAACGGTTTTCTGAAAAACGGCTTGCTGGTGGCGGGTGGCGTTGTTCTGGGAAGTATGGTGACCCAGAAGGCGATTGTTGACACTCTGCACAGCAAGGAGATTGCCATGCGGCAGAATTGGCGCGAGTGCCAGGAGGTTCTGTTTGAAAACAGAAAAGGCGCGGACGATGTGCTTGACAATCTGCGCTGGGTTATCTCGAAATACGGACATGCCACGCTGGCTGATTTCTATGATTTGGCCGGGGTGCGGGCTCTTTATGAGGACTGCAAATTCGGGTGGACGTCGCTTCGGGGCGCAAAGATCGTTTGCACCCGGAACGGATACACCATCGAGCTGCCGAGAGCGACGCCTCTCAAATAACAAGGAGGAGACACAATGGCGGAATACCCCAACAATTCCCACAGCGCACGGGAAAGATCGGACGCCGCCGCGGCCGGAAAGACAGAGAAAAAACTGGATAAGGTGGTCACCGGAGCGGCGAAAACGAAAAAGAAAAGCGAGGCCCGGAGGTTCCTCAATATCTTTGCACCGGATGACGCGGAGAACGTCAAGAGCTCCATTCTTTCCGACGTCATCGTTCCGGGCGTCAAGGCCGCCATCGCCGATGTGATCAGCATTGTCCTGTTCGGAGACACGGGACGCATCGGCAGCAGGAAAAGCGGCGGTTCCAGAATTGCCTACCAGAAGTATTACGATGACCGGCGGGACGACCGGAGAGAGTATGGGCGGCCCAGGGCGGCGGTCGGGTTTGAGTACGACGACATTATATTTGAAACCCGGGGGGACGCCGATTTGGTGCTGGACCAGCTGGAGTCGGCTATCGCCAAGTATGAGGTGGCCTCGGTGGCGGATCTCTACGATCTGGCCGGCGTTACCTGCCGGAATTACACGGCCAACCGCTACGGCTGGTCGGATATTCAATCGGCCAAGGTGGTTCGGACGTCGGAGGGCTATGTGATCCGGCTCCCGCGGGCGGTTCAAATCAATTAAGGAGGCGCGAGCCATGTATGGTTACGAGACTTCCTTTGGGTACAAGGGCATGGTCTGCGGCAAGTGGATGCTGTTTGCCACGGACGCCGAGTACCACGAATACGTGAGGGAGATGGAAGAGACATGAAGCTGAATACCGATTCCTTCGTTGGCGTCGGCATCTGTATCCTGGGGTTGCTGGGTGTTGGCTATGCCATCGGCGTCCATTCCAGGATGAAGGCGGTATGTGACAAGCTAGACACCAGCATTGACCGACTGGCAAACGAGGCCGAGGTTGATATTCCGGCCAAGGTCATCGACCAGGCGGTGCAGCGTGCGGTGGACCGGGAGTCCTATTCCGCGGTAAAGCGGGCTACGGACGAGGTGGTGGACGATGTTAAGCGGGAGATCGAGGCCCGGGTCGGCGCCGCCGTGAAGGAGCACTATGACGCGATTTCGGACGGTGTAACCGACCAGATCGCAAAAAGTGTGGCCAAAATCGATGAAAGCCGGCTCAAGAAAGAGGTCGTGCAGAAAGCTAAGGAGCAGATCGCCGACAAGTTTGACGATAAGCTCGATGATATTTTGGAGGAGTTCAACGGAAACCTTCAGAATGTCGGAAAAATCTATAAATCCATTGCGAAATCATTCTCTAAGGAGGACATTTGATCATGAAGAAGAACGAACTTGTCAAGTCTATGAACCTGACGTTCAACAAGATTGGGTTCCAGCTCCAGAAGAAGAGCCCGGAGATTCTGGTGGCAGCCGGCGTGGTCGGCGTGGTGGTGAGCGCCGTCATGGCCTGCAAGGCTACCCCCAAAGCGCTCAAGGTTGCCGAGAAGACCGGCGATGATATGGACCGGATTCAGAATGCGGAGGAGTCCGGCGTGACCCCGGCGGGTGAACTCTATACCCAGGAGGACGCCCGCAATGACCGCATTCAGGTCTACTCCCACACCGGGTTCCAGTATGTCAAGCTGTATGCCCCCGCTGTTCTGCTGGGCGCAGCGTCCATCACCTGCATTCTCACCAGTCACAAAATTCTGAGAAAGCGCAATATGGCGCTGGCGGCGGCCTATGCGACGCTGGACCAGTCCTTTAAGGACTACCGCGGCCGGGTGCTGGAGCGGTTCGGCGAGCAGGTGGAAAAGGAGCTCCGGTACAACCTCAAGGCCAAGGAGATCGAGACCACCGTTGTGGACGAAAAGGGCAAGGAAAAGAAGGTCAAGGAGACCGTGGACGTCGTGGACGAGGGCTGGGACCCCTCCAAGTACAGCCCCTATGCCCGCATCTTTGACGAGGGACACCCCGCCTACATGAAGGACGCGGAGCAGAACCGGTTCTATCTGCTGGCCCGGCAGTCCCAGGCGAACGACCGGCTCAAGTCCCGCGGCCATCTGTTCCTCAACGAAGTCTATGAGATGCTCGGGTTCCCGCTGACCAAGGCCGGCGCCGTGGTGGGGTGGATCTATGACGACAAGGAGCCTATGGGCGACAATTTCGTGGACTTCGGCATCTTCGAGGTTTGCCGCGAGAAGGCCGTGGACTTTGTGAATGGGTATGAGCGTTCCTTCGTTCTGGATTTCAACGTGGTGGGCGACATCACCGACGCCCTGGCTACCCACCAGACCCTGTGAGGGCTGAACCATGAAGAAATTGATATGTTCCCTGCTGGTCGTGGTAATGGCGCTGACCGGCATATCCTTTTCTGGGAAAGCGGAGATGGCTTCCGCCTATGAAGCGGCAGATACATATGAAGCCGTGGTCGTAAACAGCGTCAAACCTGCCCAGAAAACTGATATTTTAGCAGATATGCCGAAAGAAAAGGCCCCTGCTGTGAAGCAGCCGGTCGTTGAGGAGGCCGTCGCCGCGGAGCCGGAGGTTCCTTCCGTCTCCCAGGAGGAGATCGAACTGATTGCCCTCTGTGTTATGGCGGAAGCCGAGGGAGAGTGCGAGTATGGCCAGCGGCTGGTAATTGATGTGATTTTGAACCGGGTGGACGACCCCCACTTTCCCGACACAATTTACGATGTGATTTACCAGAAGAATCAGTTTTCCGGTATGTATGGAGACCGCATCACCCGCTGTTATGTGAAGGACGAATTGGTGCAGCTGGTGCGGGAAGAGCTGGAGAGCCGCACAAATTACGATGTGGTCTTCTTCCGTACCAGCCATTACCATTCCTACGGCGTTCCGATGTTCCAGGTCGGGGCGCATTATTTTTCCAGTTATGATTAAAGGAGGCGCGCATCATGAAAAACTGTCTCAAAACCTTGCTGTCCTATGCCCTGGCGACTGTGTCCGGGCTGTGCCTTGTCGGCGGCGTCACCATTCTGTCGTCCGGGAGGCAGTGAGCATGGAGGGATTTGCGAATCTGGTGTCCATGCTGGACTATGCCGTCAACACGAGAAGAAAACGCCACATCACCGGAGGGCTCCTGATCAGCGCCGCGCTGCTGTTCGGGGGCCTTGCCATCACAGTGATGAGCGTGCGGGATGAGGAGGATGAATACAATGAGTAAACTTGGAACCGCCCTGGCGTTCTTCGCCGGGGCCGCTGTTGGCGGGGGTTCTGTTTGGTATGTTCTAAAGGCAAGATACGAAGAGATTTCCGAGCAGGATATTTACTCCGCCAAACAGGCGTTCCGGGCCAGAGAGGAAAAACTGCAAAGGGAAATTGACAGCCTCAAGGAGCGGCTGGAGAGCCCGGACATGGATACGGAGGAGCCCAAAACCATTCAGGCATCGGCCGCCAAGAACCGGGAGAAGGGCGACATCAACGACTACGCCAAGATGGTCAACCGTGTGCAGTATTCCAGGACTTCGGTGCCGCAGCCTCCTGAGCATGAGGTGGAGGCGCCCTACGTCATCTCCCCGGACGAGTTTGGCGAGATAGAGGGGTACACACAGATCAGCTTGACCTACTTTGATGACGGCATTCTGTCTGACGAGAACGGAGTCATCATCGACGAGCCGGAGGACATTGTCGGTGATGCGCTGAACCACTTTGGGGAGTATGAGGAGGACTCTGTCTTTGTCCGGAGCGACCCCAAGCGGTGCGACTATGAGATCCTTCGGGATCTTCGCAGCTATGCGGAGTTCCGCAGCACCCTGCCTCCGAAAATTTGAAAGGGAGGTCTAACATTTGACCCGGGATGAACTGATTGACCAGTATTTTGACTGGATGTATCAGCTCGTGGTTGATGACCGATATTCTAACAAGTCCTATCGTAAGCTGTTTGCCAGACTTTACGATACGGAATTCACTTATACGATTCCGATGGACGGCAACCGGGCCGAAGACGGCATCAATCTTAGATATCGGTTCGGTCGCGAGCAATTATATTCTGACGTCATGGTGGCGTCCTGTCTGGACGACCGGCCATGCAGCATTTTAGAGATGATGATCGCCCTCTCCATCCGCTGTGAGGAGCACATCATGGATGACCCGGATGTGGGAGACCGGACCGGGCAGTGGTTCTGGAGCATGCTGGTGAGCCTGGGGCTTGGCGGCATGGAAGACCGGAAGTTCGACCGATATTTGGTCGACGCTACGCTGGAACGGTTTTTGGACCGGGGGTACGAACGCAATGGAGAGGGCGGCCTTTTCACGGTCAACAACGGCCGTGATATGCGGCGCACAGAGATCTGGTATCAGATGAACTATTACCTCAGCGAAATGATAAAAGAAGGGAGCGTTTGAGATGGGCAAGAAGGGAAAGTTCGTTTCGGTGAGCACCCTGGGCGATCTGACAGACTTGCTGAATCACAACTGCCGGGCTTTGGAAAAGCGGTTGACGAAGCTTGCGCGGAGAAACCGCGGCGTTGCCGTACTCGCCATTGCCGCGTTCGGATACGCAGTGTGGTCGGAGATGGAGCGCCGGAAACAGGAGGAACAAGTCTATCAGCTTTCTGTCAGAGTAAAAAAGCTGGAGTATGGTGAAGGAGAGTAATCGGCCCGATGCTGGACTTCTTGATGATTTCAACGCGCAGCGGGAAACGCGGTATCATCGAGATCTATCCCAAGTTTATCATCAAGAAAAGTAACGACCTCATGATCAGAGGCGGCGACTTCTATGCAATATGGATTGACGAACGGGGAATATGGTCGACTGATGAACAGGATGCGGTCGACTTGATCGACCGTGAACTGGACCAATACGCAGAAGAAAACCGCAAGCGTTTTGACGGCAACATCCGCGTTCTCCATATGTGGGACGCGGAGACCGGTATGATCGACACCTGGCACAAGTATTGCCAAAAGCAGATGAAGGACCAGTTTCATATGCTGGACGAGAAACTGATCTTTTCCAACACAAAATCAGGGAAACGGGACTTTGCCAGCAAAGCCCTCCCCTACCCCTTGGAGCCCGGAGATACGCCGGCGTGGGACAAGCTGATCTCCACATTATATTCTCCCGAGGAGCGCCACAAAATCGAATGGAGCATTGGCGCCATCGTCTCCGGAGAGTCCAAGCGGATTCAAAAGTTCCTGGTGTTCTATGGTGCGGTGGGAACGGGAAAGAGCACGATTATCAATGTGATCCAGCAGCTCTTCGAGGGCTACTACACCAGCTTCAACGCAAAGGATCTGGGCTCCTCCAGCAACGCGTTCGCTTTGGAGGCGTTTCGCTCCAATCCGCTGGTGGCGATCCAGCATGACGGCGACCTTTCCCGCATTGAGGATAATACCCGGATCAACAGCTTGGTCTCTCACGAGATGATGACGGTCAATGAGAAATTCCGTTCGGCCTATTCCAACCGGTTCAAGGCGTTCCTCATCATGGGCACCAATAAGCCGGTGAAGATTACGGACGCCAAGTCGGGCATCATTCGACGGCTGATCGACGTGACGCCCACCGGAGACAAGGTGCCCCCGGCGGAGTACCGGACACTGACCAAGCAGATCCCCTTTGAGCTTGGCGGTATTGCGTACCACTGCCAGGAGGTCTATCTGGAGGACCCGGACTACTATGACGATTATATTCCCATCTCTATGATGGGGGCCTCCAATGACTTCTACAACTTCGTGGTGGACTCCTACCATGTGTTCAAGCAGGAGGACGGCGTATCGCTGAAATCGGCCTGGGAAATGTATAAGACCTACTGCGACGACGCAAAAGTGCCCTATCCAGTTTCCCGCATGATATTTAAGGAGGAGCTGAAGAACTACTTCCGAAAGTATGAGGAACGGTTCAGCATGGGGGATGGCTCCCGTGTTCGGAACTATTACAGCGGGTTTCGGGTGGAAAAGTTTGAGGAGCAGGCTCCGGAAGAAAAGCCGGCAGCCGATAAACCGCCCCATCCCACCATCAATCTTGTGGAGGGACAGACCTCCGCCTTCGACCGGGACTGCGCCGGCTGTTTGGCGCAGTACGCCAATGAGGAGGGTACGCCCCGGCGGAAATGGGAGAAGGTCGCAACAAAGCTGTCCTCCATCGACACCACAAAGCTTCACTATGTCAAAGTGCCGGAGAACCACATCGTCATCGACTTTGATATTCCGGACGGCAAGGGCGGAAAGTCCTTTGAGCGGAATCTGGAAGAGGCGGGCAAGTGGCCGGCGACCTATGCGGAGGTGAGCAAAAGCGGCTGCGGCATCCACCTGCATTATATTTATTCCGGAGATGTGACCAGGCTCAGCCGGGTCTACGACGACCATATCGAGGTCAAGGTATTCACTGGAAACAGCTCGCTGCGCCGCAAATTGTCCAAGTGCAACGACCTGCCTATCGCTACGATAAGCTCTGGGTTACCATTGAAAGGAGAAAACAACGTGGTAAATTCCAAAGTCATTCAAAGCGAGAAAGGGCTTAGAGTTCAGATCAAACGAAATTTGAATAAGGAGATTCATCCGGCAACTAAGCCCTCAATCGACTTTATCTACAAGATTCTGACGGATGCGTATGAGAGCGGGTTGACCTATGACGTCACTGATATGCGCAACGCCGTCCTGGCCTTCGCGGCCAACAGCACCAATCAGGCGGACTACTGCATCAAGCTGGTGAACAAGATGCCGTTCAAATCCGCCGAAGACGGCCCCGCGGTGAAGAACGATGAGGCCAAGCTGGTCTTCTATGACGTGGAGGTCTTCCCCAACCTGTTCCTGGTAAACTGGAAAATCGAAGGCCCCGGGCAGACCGTGGTTCGGATGATCAATCCAAAACCCACGGAAATCGAGGAGCTGATGAAGTTCCGTCTGGTGGGGTTCAACTGCCGGCGGTACGACAACCATATTTTATATGCCCGGCTGATGGGCTACACCAATGAGCAGCTCTATAATCTCTCCCAGAAGATCATCAGCAGTGAGAAGAAGGCCCGGAGCAACAACTGCTTCTTTGGGGAGGCGTATAACGTCTCTTATACGGACGTATATGACTTCTGCTCGGTTAAGCAGAGCCTGAAGAAATGGGAGATCGAGCTGGGTATCCACCATCAGGAGCTGGGACTTCCTTGGGACCAGCCGGTGCCGGAGAATATGTGGCAGAAGGTCGCGGAGTATTGCGACAACGACGTCATTGCCACCGAGGCGGTATTCAACGCCCGGAAAGCCGACTTCGTGGCCCGGGAGATTCTGGCGGACGTGGCGGGGATGACGGTGAACGACACCACCAACTCCCTGACCACCAGAATTATATTTGGCGGCAATAAGCACCCGCAAGACCAGTTCAGCTACCGGAACATGGGCGATGTGACCCAAATCAACGACCCATACCGGGATTTGCCGTTTACGATGGGGAAACCGGAGTTCGATGAATTCACGGTCTTCGACAAGAAGGGCCGCCCCATCTTCCCCGGATATAAGTTTGAAGGCGGAAAATCCATCTATCGCGGCGAGGAGGTGGGCGAAGGCGGTTACGTCTACGCCGAGCCGGGTATGTACGGCGACATCGCACTGCTGGACATCGCCTCCATGCACCCCAGCAGCATCATCGCCGAGGAGCTGTTCGGGCCGGAATACACCAAACGGTTCCAGGAGATCAAGGATGCCCGGGTGGAGATTAAGCATAAGAACTTTGACAAGGCGAAAAAGATGTTGAACGGCGCTTTGGCCAAGTACCTGACGGACGAGAGCTCGGCGGATGCTCTGGCCCAGGCGCTGAAGATCGCCATCAACTCGGTCTATGGCCTGACCTCGGCCAACTTTGAGAATCCCTTCCGGGACACCCGAAACAAAGATAATATCGTCGCCAAGCGCGGAGCCCTGTTCATGGTCAACCTCAAGCATGAGGTCCAGAAACAGGGCTTTACTGTTGCCCACATCAAGACGGACTCCATTAAAATCCCGGACGCAACGCCGGAGATTATTCAGTTCGTCATGGATTACGGCAAAAAGTACGGTTATGTCTTTGAGCACGAGGCCACCTATGACCGGATGTGCCTGGTGAACAACGCAGTCTACATTGCCAAATATGCCACGGAGGAGAAATGCCAGCAGGCGTATGGGTATGTGCCGGGTGATATTCGGAAGCACCCCGGCGAATGGACGGCGACCGGCACCCAGTTCCAGATTCCGTATGTGTTCAAAAAGCTGTTCTCCAAAGAGGAAATCTTGTTCGAGGATATGTGCGAGACCAAGTCGGTCACCAGCGCGCTGTATCTGGATACGAACGAGACTTTGCCAGATGTTTCTGGGTATGAGAAGGAACTGGAGGCCCTGAAGAAAAAGTATGCTGATTGTAAAGGCGGTCCCAATGGAGAAATTGATTATCCCTTGGAGGTTTGGAGGCATATCGAAGAACTCCAAAAGGAAATTGCCGAGGGCCACAATTATATTTTCGTGGGAAAGGTTGGCTCTTTCTGCCCCATGAAACCCGGTTACAACGGCGGTCTGCTGCTGCGGGAGGTCGTGGATAAGAAGACCGGCGAGAAGAGCTACGCCTCGGCCGGTGGAGCCAAGGGCTATCGCTGGCTGGAGTCCGAGATGGTCAAACAGCTCGGCAAAGAGGATGGCATTGACCGGGGTTACTACGATGCTATGGTGGACGCCGCTGTCGCGGATATTTCCAAATACGGCGACTTTGAATGGTTTATCTCAGATGATCCCTATGTGAAGGCCGAGGATGATATGCCTCCCTGGTTCAGTGCCGGGGAACCCCATGAAGACGCTGCGACGCCTTTTGATGTGAGGTGACGGGTATGACCATTTTACTGACGATATTTTGGTTCAATGTTGTGGCCGCCTTCATCTCAGGCGTCACTGGCCGTCCGTTTTGGTGTGTGGTCAATATCGTATTGGCAGTTCTGATGGCTCTCATGGCTATGGTCTATGAGGGCCGTCTGCTTAACCGCGTAAAAAAACTCGAAGAAGAAATCGAAGATTTGAAAAGGAGATTTTGATTATGGCTAATCCCAGAGTGAACGATAACCTCGTGATCGAAAACGCCCGCCTGCTGTTCCGGAACTTTTCCGGTCGGGAGAGCAAGTACAACCGCGCCGGCCAGCGGAATTTCTGCGTCTACATCGACGACCCGAAGGATGCGCAGAAGCTCATGGACGATGGCTGGAATATCCGGGAGCGTCCTCCCCGTGAGGAAGGCGAAGATCCCCGCTATTATATTCAGGTAGCGGTCAGCTTCGAGAACATTCCGCCTACGGTCTACATGATTCCTGAACGGAAGAAGAAAAAGACCAAGCTGGACGAAGAGTCCATTGATGTCCTCGATTTCGCGGAGATCCGGAACGTGGATCTGACCATCCGTCCCTACAACTGGGTCATCCAGGAGGGCACCAAGAACGAAAAGCGCGGCGTCAAGGCCTATCTGCGGTCTATGTACGTCACCATCGAGGAGGATGAGTTCGCCGAGAAATACGCCGGCGAAGAGTATCCGGAGGAGTAAATATCCATGGGGGCGTCGGTGAATAAGGAGATAGCCGGCGCTCCCTTACCCCCCCCCTGAGAAAGAGGTATCGCTATGCACGAACGTCAAGCGTTTGTCGAAGGCCTGTACGCATTTTTGGATTATACCGAACCGGACAATTTACGCAATGCCATCAAAGAGGGATTGATGGTGCGCCGACATGCTCAAGACAAAGAGAAGGAGTTTGAGAAACGGTGCATTCAGAGATGGGCGATTTCAGAGCTGGCGAAAGCCATTGTGGAAGATCCGGACAATCCCGTCGAGGACGTCGCCTATCGGTTTGCGCTGAAGCTGTACGGCTATGCATGCACTTCTTTTGATGCGAAGATGCGGAATGTGTTTGGCGTTGCGGCAGAGTTTATCGACAAGGAGGTCATCGGCCTCTTCCGAACAGAAGACGGAGTATATCCATAAGCGTTTTACGCACGAAAGGAGAAAATCGTGGCTAAAGAGGTAATTTTCGACATGATATTTAAGGAGGGCGTGGAATGAAACCATTCTGGAAAAATACCCGGAAGAAAAAATCGAAGAAACATTCCGAGCCTTCTCAGCAGAAACCAAGGATACAGACGCGGCCAAAACCGATGGAGGAGCCATGGAAACCGCCTATGGCTGTTCCGCCAAAGGCAGTACAGCAAAAGGAAACGCCGATTGTTCCGATGCTGGAATCCGCTCGGCCTGTTAAGAAAGAGTATGTTCCGCATAGGACGACCATGAGGAAAAGCGAGTATTATCAGGAGTTTCGCTCTAAATTTCAGCAGCTGCTCTCTCCAAGGAGTCGCCCGATTGATATTTGGAGAGACTTCATCGTCATGTCGGCCTGTGCAATGTCCAATACCGTGGACAAATCCCACTATGACGAACGCGAGAAGCGGTATCTTGAAACAATCAACAAATACGAAAAATCTCAGCAGCATATCTTCCCCGAACTCTATGCCGATGTGGTCATGGCCCTAGATGAGAACCCGGAGCAGGACTTTCTCGGCAGGATGTTCATGGATTTGCACCTCGACTACGAGGAGCTGGAACAGATATTTACACCATACCACGTGTCTCAACTGATGGCGGACATCACGATGGGTGACCTTGTTCAACAAGTTGAGGAGCAAGGATATGTTTCCATCAACGACTGCTGCTGCGGTGCGGGCGCAAACCTGATCGCGGCAATCAATTCGGCACGCCATATGCTGGAAGATGCTGGGCTGAACTTTCAGAACCACATTCTGGTCATCGGTCAAGATATTGAGGAGCTGGTGGCCCTGATGTGCTACATTCAAATTTCTCTGCTGGGAGTAGCCGGTTATATCAAGGTTGGAAATGCTCTTACGGAGCCGATGACTTCCGATGATAGCATGGAGAACTACTGGTTCACACCTATGTACTTCTCAGATGTATGGCACACGAGAAGGATGATCCATAGATTTATGGACTTATTTGAGAAAGGAGACAACCGATGAACACTAATGTAAAGGCCATTTATGATGAGTTCGACCCGGAGAAGGGGCTGGCCATGGCGATTGCAAAGAAGGCCCTTGGTAATAAGGGGAACTACTACAACGTTATTGCAAAGTGGATGGACGAGTATCTGGAGAAAGAGGATAAGTGATGCCCTGTGGCGATCCAGCTTTATGACTATCAGCGCGAAGCCCTGGGTCGGATGAAAAACGGGTGTATTCTCTGCGGCGGGGTCGGCTCTGGGAAATCCAGGACCGGCCTCGCTTACTACTATCTGCAAGAGGGCGGCCAGCTGGGTACGGATGATTATATTCCGATGGAGAACCCCAGAGATCTCTATATCATCACCACGGCGCGCAAACGGGATACCTGCGAATGGCAAGGCGATCTGGCTCCGTTCCTGCTCTCCCCTAATCCGGACGCCAATTATTACAAAAACAAAGTGGTCATTGACTCCTGGAACAACATTACCAAGTATGTGGATGTTAAGAATGCCTTCTTTATATTTGACGAGCAGCGGGTGGTTGGTTACGGCGCCTGGACCAAAGCGTTTCTTAAAATCGTCAAGTCGAACGATTGGATTCTGCTCTCCGCAACCCCCGGCGATACCTGGCAGGATTATATTCCGGTCTTTATCGCCAATGGATTCTACCGCAATAAAACCGACTTTGTGGATCAGCATGTGATCTATGACTGGCGGGCCAAGTATCCGAAAATTGACGGTTACCGCAATACAGGGCGGTTGATCCGACTTCGGGATAAAATCCTGGTCAACATGGACTTCAAACGGCAGACGGTTTCCCACCATGAGGATGTACGAGTGTCGTATGATATTTCCAAGTATAAGGACATCATGCGGAGCCGGTGGAACCCGTGGGAAGACCGGCCGATTGAGACGGCAGCGGAACTGTGTATGGCGCTCCGCAGAGTCACGAATTCGGATGAGTCCAGAGCAGTCGCGGTATTGGAGTTGCTGGAGGACCACCCCAAAGCCATCATCTTTTACAGCTACGACTACGAGCTGGATATTTTGCGTTCCCTTGGGTATCCGGAGGGCACGGAAATCGCGGAGTGGAATGGACATAAGCACCAGGAGATCCCCACGGGGAACAAGTGGGTGTACCTCGTTCAATACACCGCCGGCTGTGAGGGGTGGAACTGCATCACCACGGACACCATTATATTTTACTCGCAGCAGTATTCTTATAAGGTGGCAACACAGGCGGCCGGACGGATTGATCGGTTGACTACGCCATACCGGGACCTGAACTACTACCATTTGAAGAGTTTCTCTGGAATTGACCTTGCCATCAGCAAAGCGCTTTCCAAGAAGAAGAACTTCAATGAGGGCAAGTTCGTCGGCTGGGCCACGAAACCGTTGGAGGTGAACCACAATGCCGAGCCGGAAAAGCATCGCAGAGCTGCTTAATCGTCGGAGGAGGCAGATTCTGGTCCACAGCGTCATCTACTACAAGATGAACGACAATCTGATTTCGGACAGCACATGGTCGGCATGGGCCGCTGAACTGGAAGAGCTGCAAGCCAAGTATCCGGGGATTGCCGCGAAAGTGCCCTATGCCAAAGAGTTCAAGGGTTTTGACCACTCGACAGGCATGAACCTGCCGCTGGACGACCCTTGGGCGGTCAATAAAGCACGGCAGTTGATTGCGATGAAAAACAAGGGTGCTTACGGCCAGTATGAACAACTGAAAATTCCAATGTAAAGGAGAAAAACGATGTGCGATGAAACTAAATCTTCGGCAAACCTCATCCCTCTTAAAGACCGCATTCGCGCTTTTCATAATTGCATGGCACCTGCTTTGCATCTGTTTCCGCAGGACATCGCTGAAAAGCTGACAGAGAGTGGGTTCTTTGCCGCACCGGCAAGTACAAAGTATCATGGAGCCTACGAAGGCGGTCTGTTTAACCACAGTTACAATGTGACTTCCGTGTTGGTCACCCTCAGCCACGATAATAATTTGGAATGGCAGCGCCCCGAGTCACCTTATATCGTCGGCATGTTCCACGATATTTGCAAGCAAGACCAGTACCGACATCCCTTCGACGAGACTTTTTACGGCGGTGGTTTCCCAATCTCCCTTGTTGATGAAAGCAAGTGGGAATATGCCCCAAGCTTGCTTCTCAAGGGTCACGGTGATAAATCCGTCATGCTGCTCTCCCAATATTTGCAGTTGACTATGGAAGAGATCCTGTGTATTCGCTATCACATGGGCGCCTTTGTGGATCAGAAGGAGTGGAACGACTATACTCGGGCCATTCATGAGTATCCAAACGTGCTTTGGACGCATACAGCCGACATGATCGCGGCGCACATCCTGGAAATTGACAAGTGACCTTACCTTATTATATTCTACCGAACAAGAGGTGAAAGTACATGCTCGGAGCAATTATCGGAGACATTGTCGGTTCCCGTTTTGAGCGGCATAACCACAAGTCAAAGGATTTTGAACTGTTCACGGACCAATGCCGGTTTACGGATGATACCGCCATGACGGTTGCCATTGCGAAGGCTCTGCTGGAATGCAACAGCGACTATACCAATCTCGGCAACCATGCCATCCGGTGTATGCAGGAGATCGGGCAAAAGTATCCTAACGCCGGGTACGGACAGATATTTTACCTGTGGCTCCACAAAAAAGTTCCGGAGCCTTACTGGAGCTACGGGAATGGTTCGGCCATGCGGGTGAGTCCAGTGGCCTATGCGGCAAAATCGAAGCAGGAATGTATTGAACTGGCTAATGCCGTAACTCGGGTTAGTCATGACCATCCCGAAGGAATAAAAGGCGCTGAAGCCGCAGCCTTGGCCACCTGGGGCGCATTGTATGGTGCCAAAAAGGGCATGATCCGAAAGCGCATCGAGGACCAGTATTATATTTTGGGTTTCACCATCGACGAGATCCGTCCTCAATACCGCTTTGACTCGGGTTGCCCGGGTTCAGTTCCGCAGGCAATCGAGGCATTTCTGGAGTCTGAAGACTTTGAGGACGCTATCCGGATCGCGGTTTCCCTCGGCGGGGACAGCGACACGATTGCAGCCATTGCAGGAGGGATCGCCGGGGCCTACTACGGTGTTCCGGATGACCTGTGGCAGAAGGCAGCGAGCTATCTCCCCCAGGAATTCCTTGATATTTTGGAGGAGTTTAAGCAGACCTACTCAAATTGAACAGAAACACGATTAGACCATCCTCGTTGCTGGGGGATGGTCTTTTCTTTATCCAGGAGGTAACCGTAAATGGATGAAAAGCAACTGCAAGAGTTTATCAGCGCTATTGGCACGATGGCCGAAACCACGCTGCTCTTTTACCGGAGCACACTGGCGGCTAGGGCAACTCCGGAAGAGGCCATGCGGCTAACGCAAGCGTTTCTTGCCGCTTTGTTGTATGGGCATAAGAACGACAGTTCGAGCAGAGGGTCAAGTGGGAAGGAGGATACTGATGACTGAAAACATCAATGGGATTCAGGTTGATATTTCAAAGTATGTCGGCGAAGAGATTGCCCGACTTGCGGTGGCATCGGTAGATGAGGATCGCTTAAACCGTCTTGCCGAACAAGCAATTCGCGACCTTTACGAAGACCAATGGTTTGATGGTCGTCGCTGCACTACAATCCACAAAATGACCGCGCAACTTCTCGGAGAGAAAATCCAACAGCATATTACTGATATTTTAGAGCGTGATGATTTCAAAGACCAAGCAAAGAAACAGGCCGAACAGCTTGTTGACGATATGCAGAAAAAAGTTCGAGAAATTGTCATTGAGCAGTACGCGAATGCCCTGGCTGGGAACATTGCTACCGGATATTTTGGTGGGGCGTTCAAAATGAATGTGCAACAAATCGTCAACGATATGTTGCGCTGACGCTGAAAAAGGAGAAAAAACTATGGCAGGATTAAACTGCGAAATCAAATGGGAAACCCGGCTCTGTGAGGTAAATGGCGAGCTTGGATATTTCCATTGCTGGGAGCATTGGTCTAATGTAGTGGCCGCGAGCCCACTGCGCGGCGGTCACCCCGGCGGCCAGATTGGACAAGTCTATGGAATTGTTGAGTTTTCCGGAGAGGTCCGAAGAGTCGATCCATCTAAGATTCGTTTCAAAGATGAGACGAACGATGTGCTCCGGATGATGAACGAGCAATGTAGGAGTTTTAACGATGAAGAAACTTCCGAAAATTTGTAGGGGTTGTGTTCACGCCCACCCAACGGTATTACTGGAGACGAAATGATTGGTGACCATGTGCTTCTCCATCTTAGACATATGACTTTCGGACAATTTTTAGTCTGGGGGCAATTATTCATTATCGAATGTGTTCCGGATGAAGATGTGCAGGCATTATATTTGAAAGGAAAAACGATGTCTAATGCATGGCACCTCTGCCAGTATGTCGATTGCAAATTAGAACATGACGGCTCTTGGGTAGATGGAAAGTGGTATGAATGGGAAGATGTTCGTGGTAACCGCGAGGTTGCTCGAATGAAGCTTGACGCCATAGACCATTTCTATCCGCATACCAAAATCATCAAAGAAGAAGACGTCTGTCGTTATAGAGAGTTAGAAGAAGGAGAAGACAATGCTGATCATTAAAACTGAGGAAGACCGTGAGCGCTGCACATCTTGCTATGGTAACCGCACCATTGAGTTGACTATGGAAGAAGTTGTGGCCCTGTTTGCGGGGGCAACCCTTGGTGATCCAAACTTTAATGAATATGGAGTCTTCATTCGATTGGAGGGAAATACATGAATAAGTATGAGATCGATTCTGCTTTGCATGATTTAGAAACTCGCCTCGATATTTCAATCAATTTTGATTCTCCAGAATATTCAGAACTTTTGTCCATGCTTGAACAACATGGAGTTGAAAACATCTTCAGCTTGGCCGGAATTATATGCGCTTGTTTGAAAGGAGAAAAATCTGATGCTTAAAATCGAAAACACCGAGGTTCTGGGCTGGGAGCACGCCATCCGCGGGATGCGCAACCCGATGAACTCTTGGGAGAAGAGCGATAGTTATGAGAACTATTCGGTGGATTATGAAAAAGACGAAACGACAGGGGAAGTGGCCGAGATTCGTTTCCCTTATTATCGTGTTGGGGCTGGCGACCTCAATCTGATGACTCGTCTTCGCAACGCCGGCACTGATCATCGTAAGTTCATGCGCATGATCGCGGTCTATGTGGACCTGATTGCCCCGCTGTACTGGTGGAAGGAATTCGATACCTACAAGGTTGGTACAGTGGCCAATTCCTGCTCCACCATGCACAAAATTGCGGCAAAAGAGTTCACGCAGGATGATTTCAGCCGCGAACATTTATTCGGACCGGATGACATGCTCAAATGGGACGAACGAAAAGATATTGCTAAAGACAACGCCTTAACGGCTGTGAATGTAGATGGAAACTGGTGTTACTTTACGCCGCAAGGATATATTCAGATGACTTGCAATATCCTTAATCATTATCGCGAAAAATACCTCGAAACTCAAGACAAGCGATACTGGTGGCAAATGATCCAGCTCCTTCCCTCCTCCTACAACCAGCGGCGGACGGTTATGCTCAACTATGAAGTGTTGGCCAATATTTACAAGAGCCGGCGGAACCACAAGCTGGATGAATGGCACACCTTCTGCGACTGGATCGAGGGCCTGCCGTACAGTGAGCTGATCACGGGCCCCAGCTTGAAAGATATTCCCATTAGCAACGAGATCATGGAAGAGGCAAAACGAAGAGTCCATGAAGAACTGGATGCCCAGCTCGATCATTTCTGTAAATCACATGAGGGTTTTTCGATAAAAATTCCCAAAGAGAAGGTTGCCCCTGAGGTATTGAATCTAATCGACCGGGTGGAGCGGGAAGAGCAGCAACGAGTCAAGTTTGGCAACCATATTCCGTTGGTCTATTATTGCCAGCGATGTGACGCAAAGAAAAATGGCGAGGCTACGGACGCGCATTGCCAAAAGTGCCCATATAAAGCGCAAAACGATAAAATGAAAATCGTTGAGATAAGCGTTATGTCAGACGGTTCTCTTGAACCACGCTTTGTTATGGAGACGGAGGATGACCACAATGGGCAACAGTAACTTTATAACTTCTTGGCAGGAAGTTCACACTATCGTGGATGACGCTATGGCGAAGGGAGATCGGTCAGTATCTATTTATATTTCGCCGGATGGTGGAATGTCTGTCTCAGTTTCCCCTTGGCCAGACGAGGAAACGCTTCGGGAGGCTTATGAGCAAGGCAAAATCTCATACAATGATTACCGCAAGAGCATTGGGCTCGCTCCAGTCAAGACCTAATCAATGCCAAAAGAAGGGTTAAATGATGAATAAGGAACAGAAGTGGATCGAAAAGCACCCCATAGCATGGCTTTTGATGCAGAAAATAGGGGACTTTCTGTGGTTCTTTGCCAAGTTCTCTGTCTGCATGCTTTTATGGTGGGCAATACACCTCTGATTGACACTCTTCGGCCAAGCATGGTATGATGAACTCAGATAAGCCAAATCGACTATGCGCAAAAAGTGCAGCTCCTATTATGGAAGGAGGTTGTTAAGCTATGGCTGAACGCAACAATTCTCACCTTCTGGATGGTGGTGATGATCCCATGGGCATGACAGACAACCAGTATAAGGGTATGCTTCTGGACCAGTTGGAAGACTGGCAGGAAGTCCTGGATCTGGCGGTCAAGGCCGGAAACACCGAAATCCAGGAAAAGGTCGAGAAACAGATTCGCAAAATCAACGAAAAGCTGAAGTTCTAAACCTCGACCAAGAAGAGAGCCTACGGAAATGTGGGCTCTCTTCTTTTATATTTAGGAGGAATACAAAGATGACACTCCATGAAAAAGTAGTTCTTTCCGCTTATACCGGCATTCTGATGTGCGATATGTCTGAGGTTCATAAGTACATCGAAAAGCTCCTGGGGCGGTCGGTTTGGACGCATGAACTGGCCAGTGAGCCCCTGTGGAAGACGATCAAGGAAAAGGCAAAACCCGACTTTCTCAAAATTATTGAGTTGTAGGAGACCCAATGTCAAAGATCAATTCGGGAGATAAACTCTATCTATGCGATCGAAAACAATGTGGAGACCGGTGCCACTATCCCGATTGCCGGCATACCACTGATATTTCGCATGCCGTTAATACCCCCACCTTTCCGGGCGGCTTTGAGGAGATCGGCTGCGGCCCTTATACCTATTTCGTAGAAAGAGAGGTCCGTTCTAACATGAATTGTAACGATTGTGTCTGTGCCTTAGTTTGCAAAGACGCTCAAGACCCGAAATACCGCGAACAAGTTCAATCCGGAGAGATTGCCTGCTGTGACTTCCATCCCAGACCGGACGATTCTTTGAAGAATGCCATTTCCGCAGTGGCAAAATTGGATTCTACTTCCGGTGTTCCGCAAAGTGTCTATGTCGTGGAAGAATGTTCGGAGCTTATCAAGGAATGCTCAGAGCTCATTAAGATATTGATGAAAAAGCATCGAAAGAAAGGAAATGATGCGGAAATCATCGATGAAGCCTGCGACGTCTTGACCACAATTCTTGTTATGCTGCACCAATACGGGGTGGATGAGCAGATAATTCGGCAAAACATCATTGCCAAATGCAGTCGAGCCTTGGAACGGTATGAAAATTCTGGAGAATTATAAGGAGCGCCGCCATGCCTATCAGAGATAACGACCTACTTGTCTACTTCGGCAAGTATTGCAAATCCTGCAAGCATGAAAAACTGGAGGAGAACGAACCGCCTTGCGACGAGTGCCTGGAGCATCCGGTCAATCTGAATTCTCATAAGCCCATCAATTATGAAGATAAGAGCGATTGAGGTGACGAAGAGGTGCGACTACGATTTATAGGTAAAGATGGCTCCATGGGGCTGAAAACGAATGAGGTTTATGAAACCCGCATCTTCATTAAGGAGAAATTCCTGTGGGTAGAGTGGAAAGTCAACCTCTTTTCTGTAAAATCCTGCCCTTACTCTTCCACCAAGGCATTTGCCCAGAACTGGGAGCTGGCTTCTACCATATAATATAGGAGGGCAACATGGCTCAAAAAAGAATCAAGATGGTACGGCAAGATATTTTAGGTGATCAGTTGCGGCTTCTCTATGACGACGGGACACAAGGCATTCTGGAGTATGGAGGGGCCGCTTCCCGTTCCAAAATTCCTATCAATGTCCAACCGGAAAGCTTTGTCGGGCTCACGCTCAAGCAGGCCAAGATGAAACTTGGTATTAAGAATTGAGGTGCCTCGATGAGTCAACAATACGATTTATATTTGAAAAAGCATAAAGCAAATGTGAAAAAGGGCTTTGATTGGCTTCAGACCAACATGCCTTGGCTGTTTGAAGGCCGACCGAGTGCCGCTTGGCAAACCGAATTTGAACACGACGCCTCCAAGTCAAACCCCGACGAGTACGAGGCCTATGACGCTTACTTCTACGGCGGCAACCGCTCTTACGCTGTTGTGGAGGCGTTTAACCGGGCTTGGCTGCTCCATATCCATCGCAACCCTCACCATTGGCAGCACTGGGTCCTGATCAACGACGACCCCGGTGAAGGCGAAGTCCTATTGGAGATGCCCTACAATTATATTATTGAGATGATCTGCGACTGGTGGGCCTTCAGCTGGGAGAAAGGTGACCTGAGTGAGATCTTCTCCTGGTATGATGACCACCAGGCCTACATCAAACTTCACCCCAAAACCCGAGCGACAGTGGAAGATATTCTCTGGGAGCTCCGGGGCCGGCTTGGGTTCAATGTCCTGGCTCACCACGGCGTCAAAGGCCAAAAGTGGGGTGTTCGCAATGGGCCGCCGTATCCTATTGACAGATTGAAAAATGCCGGTGGGCAGAGTATAATTGCGGTTGAACATACCGAACTGACCGGACCGCCAAATGGAATAACACAGACGACGAATGGTAAGGGCGGAATCGATCGTAATTACTACGACGGTGCTGGCAAGCAAACAAAACAAATTAGCAATAATGATCATGGACACCCTAAGCAACATGGCTTTGGAAAACACGGCGAACACGCCCATGATTATATTTATGACGAAAACGGCGACTTAATTGAGCGTCCCATTCGAGATTTGACAGACGAAGAACGAGAGGAGAATGATGATATTTTATGACGATTCAGGAACTTAAAGACCATCTTACCAATTTGGTCGGTCATGTCACTTTCATCTATAACGGTTTCTCCTGCGGCATTGATCCTCTGGCGAAAAATCTATTTGAGATATGGTGCGGAGACGATGCCTTTTCTGTCAGCTCTGTCGATGAGGTTTTGAATGACGAACTCTTTGACGGAAGATCGCTGACGGATATTTGGGACGATGTGACTGATTTGGACTTCTAAACCTCGCAGGAAAGGAGAAAAACTGTGATAACTATTCAAGGGCAATACAACACTGCTATTTGCTACACCAATGAGCTGGAAGGAGCGGCTCGGGAGCAGATTCAGGCAGTGTGTGACCGGCCTGAGTTTGCAGGCTGTAAAATCCGCATCATGCCCGATGTTCACGCTGGAAAGGGCTGTACTATCGGCACCACCATGACCATCCAGGATAAAATCGTCCCCGGTATGGTGGGCGTGGATATTGGCTGCGGAATGGAGACGGTGGAGCTGGCCGAGCGTGAGATTGACTTCGCTAAGCTGGATGCGCTGATTCGGGAGAAGATTCCCTATGGCCGGGAAATCCGCGATATACCCCACTCCCTCAACTCCGAAATCGACTTGACCCAGCTTCGGTGTGCTGACCAGGTCAACCTTGACCGAGCGGTTCGCAGCATCGGTTCTTTGGGCGGTGGCAACCACTTTATTGAGATAGATCAAGCCGGGGACGGACGGCTGTTTCTGGTCGTCCACTCCGGGAGCCGGCACCTCGGAACGGAAGTGGCCGACTACTATCAGAATGAGGGACGCCGCGCACTCTGGGGCGGAGCCAAGCATCAGATCCAGGAGACCATCGCAAAGCTCAAAGCTGAAGGACGGCTCCAGGAGATCCAGAAGACCATTACGGCGCTGAAGAAGGAACATGAGCTGGATATCCCCAAAGACCTCGCTTACGTGGAGGGAAAACTGTTTGACGACTACATCCACGATATGAAGTTGACGCAGCAGTTCGCCGTACTCAATCGAAAAGCCATGGTGGACGTTATCCTGAATGGTATGGGTCTCACTGCCGTAGATATTTTCACCACTATCCACAACTACATTGATACGGACGCCATGATTCTTCGGAAGGGCTCTGTTTCTGCTAAGAAGGGAGAAAAGTTGCTCATCCCTATCAACATGCGGGATGGTAGCTTGATCTGCATTGGCACTGGAAATGAAGACTGGAATTGCTCTGCTCCACATGGAGCCGGACGTCTCATGAGCCGTCGAGCAGCACTCAATACCCTCTCTATGGAAGAGTTCCAGAATGAGATGAAGGGTATCTATACAACTTGCGTAGTGCCCGACACCTTGGATGAGTCCCCGATGGCCTACAAGAGCATAGAGGAGATCGTTTCCCAAATCGGCCCCACTGCAATCATCGTGGAGCGCATCCGCCCCGTTTATAACTTCAAAGCCTCGGATTAAACCAAATACGAAAAAAAAAGAATGCCTCGAATTGTGTAGCAGCAGTTCGGGGCATTTATATTTTCTGGAAAGGAGCGGCATGAAAGGGATTTATAAAAGACCAGTTAGTTGTGCCCCTTGCATCGACATGGATTGGATGATCCTTGAAAGCTGTGCCGAGTGTGAGCGATTGCGACGTGAAGAGGTCGATATTTTACAGCTCGGCGTTGGGCTCTTCGCAAACAAGGCGGTTATCAAGCGACCGGACGGCACACTGGCAACAGTTTCGCTTAATGAACTTACTATTACGGATTGATATTTTGAAAAGGAGAAAAAAACACATGGACGAGATGAATGTAAAAGCAGTTGAGACTACGGAAAACAAAGAGTTCCGGCCGAAGATCATCGCAGTGGACTTCGACGGCTGTCTGGTCACAAACAAGTTCCCGGAGGTCGGCGATCCGATCAACAAGACCATCTCTCGGCTCAAGCAGGAGCAAGCTAATGGCGCCAAGGTCATCCTCTGGACCAATCGAGTCGGAGAGGCTTTGGAAAAGGCGCTGGCATTCTGCAAAGAGCAGGGTATCCATCTGGACGCGGTCAATGAGAATCTGCCGGAGATCATCAAGGCCTTTGGGGGCGATACCAGAAAGATATTCGCCAATGAGTATTGGGATGACCGGGCGGTCTACATGGCCGAGGAAGAAGATTCCTGGGCTGCTCAGGAGGTTGCCCTTGCCTGTCAGAGTGAGCGGGAGGCTTCGGAGGGTACGGACGACTGGGCCTATGGCGTGCTCTGCTATGAGAGCGCCCTTCGGGCTTATCAAACGCTGGCCCGAGATGGCCACTCCGGATTCAGTATCCAGATCACCAAGAGCATTCTAAACCGCCTGATCGATGGTAAGTGTCTGACCCCCATCGAAGACACTCCGGATATTTGGAGCGATATCACCGGCGAGTGTAGCTGGAAAGAAGGGTATCAGAAGTACCAGTGTAAACGTATGTCCTCCCTGTTCAAAGAAATCGCTCCGGACGGGACGGCTACTTATTCCGATATAGACCGGGTTTGCGGCATCAACGTCAACTATCCTAGTGCGGCGTTTAGTAATGGGATGATGACTCGTCTTATCGACACGATCTTCCCTATTACCATGCCCTATCTGCCCTCTACCAAGAAGTATCGCGTCTTCTCCGAGGACTTCCTGGTTGACCCAAAGAACGGCGACTATGATACCGTCGCTTACCTTTATATTCTCACACCCGACGATAAGCGGATCGAGCTGAACCGTTACTTCAAAGAAGAGGACGGTAAGATGGTTCCCATCGAGAAGGCCGAGTACGAGGAGAGAAAGGCCAAGCGGGTGGATAAGAAATGAAACGCGGCTGGGATGATATTTTACATCTGCTGTTCAACGTCATCGGCATTCTTGCTATTCTCGGCCTACTCTTCCTTATAAAACTAATCTATGATTTTGTGAGGTGGTTGTTTTGAAAAAATTTGACACAGTCCTGGTCGGCTTTGACCACAGCCATGGCGATCCTGCGGTGCTGATTGTTGGTCGAAAGGCACCCCGGGATAATGTCCAGATCATCAACCAGTTCCAAGGCAAAGAGGCCGAGGAATTGTATCAGAAGCTTGTTGGAGAGGAGAAAAAAGCATGACAATCGGTGGTTGGGTTATATTTGCTACCTTCGCAATTCTTGTCCTGTGTTTTGGCATCGCAGGCGCATATCTGATTGAAAACATTCCTGGGAAGATCATCAGCGTGGTGGTCGCTATCCTGCTGATTCTGGGTCTATTCTTCGGCATGCGCTGGTACTTCCAGAACACCGCATCTGGCCAGAGAGCCCTGACAGATCAGAAAAGCAATTTGGATAATGGGCTCGAACGGACGGTGACGATCTATACGGCCGATGGGGAAATCATCGCGCAATACACCGGGAAGATTGATATTGAGGGTAATGACGGCGGCTACATTCTCTTTGACTATGAGGGAAAGCGCTATACCTACTACAACTGCTTCGTGGAGTCCATCGCCGAAATTGGCCCTTGATATTTGCGGAAGAGGAGAAAAAAACATGAAACGCATTTACGTCGGCGCGCTCTTGTGCGCTATTTTGTCATTAGGGTTATTGACTGGGTGTGACCAAGGTGTTGCTCGCTCTCTCGGCGGCGACATGACTTTGGAACTGGAACCCGGCCAAAAACTGGAGATGATCACCTGGAAGGACGATTCTTTGTGGTATCTCACCCGGCCAATGCAGGATGGAGAGGAGCCGGAAACGCACACATTCCAGCAGTCGTCCGAGTTTGGGGTGTTTGAGGGCACCGTGACTATCGTTGAGTCTGCTGAGGAGTAGTTCACATTGATATTTGAAAAAGGAGAAAGACCGAGCTATGAAGGAGAAGTTTACCAAGAAACTATTTGGGAAATCGTCACCTAAGTCATGGAAGCCTCCCTACCCCTCTTCTCCTGTGCAAAAAGTCCCCCAACCTCAAGCACCAAATTCTGAAACCGCTCAGAGAAAACTCAGTCCACGGGAACGATTTGAGCCGATTATTTCCAGGCCCATAGAACTGGAAAAGGTAACCCTTCACCTTCATGATGCAGATGGCGAACGCGAAATCAAAACCTGCTATGGCGATATTTATAAAATCGTCAATGCTCTGATGGATTATGCCAGACTGCTGGAATTGGCCTGTGATGAGTGGGGGTTGGAAGGGTTCCATCGTGCCACTTATGAATATCATGCTGAAAAGTTTCGCGCCATTGCGAAAAAGTATCAAGCTGGGATCGGCTATGATTACGACGCAGCTTTGGTTAAGTGCGAAGCGAAAAAGAAAAAGCCGCATAAGGACGATGACATAGGTGGCGACGCTATGGAACTGGCACTTAAACAGGCACGTCGCCAAGCTCAAAAGGAGGAAAAAATACCATGACAGTCTACATCGCCGGGAGACAGACAGGTAAAACTGTATTTCTGATTCAGCAATCCGCAAGAACCGGTGCTGTCATTGTAGCACCGACCTACCAGATGGTGGGGTATATCGACCGTATGGCTCGCGACCTCGGTTTGCAGATCCCGCCTCCCATTACTGTCGCCGATTGGATTAGAGGCCTCGTCCGCCAGCGCGAAGGCCATGGCAAAACTTATCTGGTTGACGACCTGCAAATGATGCTGCACCAGTTGAATGTTGAGGCCTCAACGCTGGATGAAAATTATAAGGAGATGGTTCGTATGTTCGGAGTAAAAGAGACCTGCTGCACTAAATGTAGTCATAGGGATGTGTGCCAGTACAAAGAGGAGTATTTGGCGGCCCAGGCTGCTGTGGATGAAGTCAGTGTCAACTTACCCTCAAAGGGCGACAAGCCTGTCAAAAGTATTCGGCTTCGGGATATTCCCTGGATCGAGCCGACAGAACTGAAGTGCCGTTATTTCCATCAGAGTACAGGAACAGTTCGGTAATCGGAATCCGGGAGGAAAACCTGATGCTTGAGAAAACGCTGATTGATCTTGCGCTTCGTCATTTTGAAATTATGTGGCGATATGAAGCGATGACCAACTCCATCATTGTCCGTATGGAAAAACGATACAAGCAGCAGTGGTATAAACAAAATTATCGGGTTACGTTTGGAGAAATCGGTTGCTCCGGCGGCTTTGAAGTGTTTATGACCATGCTTCTCAAACACTTAGCCGATGAAACAGACCGAATGATCAAAACGAACTGCAATTCAGATTGATATTTTGAAAGGAGAAATCTGTTTATGAACGAAAAAGTGATGCGCCATAAGACAATCTGCGATGAGCTGAATAGCTTGTACGAGCGGAAGAACCACGATTACGGCGACAGTTTCCACCAGACCTTCGTAGAAGAGGGTTTGGCCATGACCCGGATTCGGCTGGGGGACAAGTTCTCCAGGTTCAAAACTCTTTCCCGCCTTTCTGCAAATGACGCCGGCCAGCAGCGGGTCACTGATGAGTCTATTCGGGACACTTTGATGGATCTGGCCAACTATGCCATTATGACCATTCTGGAGATGGATATGGAGAAGGGGGCAAAAATGCTTGACCCCAATGCCGCCTGTATGGCGATTGAGCGCTTGCGAAGCCCGCAATGATATTTTAGGAGGTAAAAATCATGCGTAGTCTGCTGAGAAATATGGCCAAGGCCGAGATGGTTCGTCGCGGCTATCCCAAAGTGAACCGCCAAATGCATCGTCTTTACGGTGATTGGCGTAGTCTTATCGGGGCGTACCCGACCAGCCTTATCACGGGCAAACCAATGGTAAAGAATTTCCATGGTAAGAAGAAGTATCCGAAGGGGCACACTTATCACCTCTTTGTGTACTGAACAAAATTGATATTTTCAAGGAGGGGACTCGCGATTCTATGTGGAAACGAGAACTGCTGAAAAACAAGCTCTATGCTCTGCTGCTGGTTGGGCTCTCTTTACCAATCATGTTTCTCGATGGGGACGCGACTGCGACAGTTTTGATGCTGTTCTTCGCCGTCCCCATGTTCTTTGCTAAGGAAAACTGGATTATGGGAGGCACCTATGCAACTCAAGAAAGCCGGAGGAAAAGTGTACGGCGCTGTACTTACCGCAGCGGAGAAAAAAGCGATGGATTTAGAGATCCAGCGGGAACTGGCCGAGTACGACAGAAAACACATCGCCGAAATCGACGCGACCATTCTGTGGGTGCTGCATGAACAATTTGGGTTCGGGGCTCAGCGGCTCCGAACCTATTACGATGCCTTCCACGACCGCATCAAAGAGCTGGTCAGCCGATATGAGATGGAGGACCAGGATGATATTTGGCTCTGTACCCAGATGCTGAAGCGGATTGGTGTTGACATTGAGGCGTGGCATAAGGAGAGCGACTATGGGACTTGACGCTTTTGGAAGAATGGTGCGGGATATCCGCCTGGTTCGGGCGCTCCTGCTCTATGACATGGCAAAGGATCTTGATATTTCGCCGGCTGAGTTGTCTGCCATCGAATGCGGAAGAAAAAATGTTCCAGACTGGTTCGTCTCTAAACTACAAGAAACATACGGTATCAGCGATATGCACGCTCAATCGCTTATCAAATACATGAATGAACGGGGTGATAAAAATTGTCCTGGAATGACCGAAAAAACGCAGAGGGCTACTCCGACCCCACGGCCTACCAAGCCCTGAAGAACATCGATGCCGAGGAGGAGCGGTTCCATAAGTTGCTCTATGCCATCTTTGATATTTGTGAGTTGGCGGACTTTGAGATCGAGGGGCGGATTGTTCTGGTGGACAAGCGCTCCGGAAAGGTTTGGAGGTGATGAGATTTGGGCCTATCCAGACTTGCAGCGAAATGTAGGGCATGCCCATATGTATCCACCTGCGAACATAAGCAGATGGAGGCGCTTGGATATTTACCGATGCCAGAGCCGACGGTTGAGATTCGGACAGACCGATCAGTTCAGATCGACAACCTTTTAACTGCACTCAACTGCTGTTATACCAATATGCAAGCAGGCTTTTTCAGATCCCAAAACAATATTTAAGAGGTGATGACCAATGACTATGGAAGAGGCTCTGGCGGTTATCCAGAAGATCAAGAATGCTTGGGCGGCATTTGGCCAGTCGATGGCGGAGGCTGCACAGGCACTTGAGGATATGTTTCGCAACCTGGGAGAGAGCGATAAACTCTGGCCTAAGCGGAATGGGATACCTCCAAAAAACTATGGCATGTCTCTTCATCGGCGGGTTCGTCCAGCTCCTCCTCGCTACCAATTTGTCCCCGTGGCACCTCGAAATCGACCTTACCAGCGGCGTGCATTTTGAGGAACAAACCTGGTTAGAGATTGATATTTTGTGTGTAGATAGGTGGCGAAGAAGTACAGAAGGGTACGGACGACACTGATTAGACCCTTAATATTTGGGGTGAGAACGGTATAGCCGGGTAGCGAAGGGTACGGACGGCTCCAATTTTGAAGCAGGATTCGACCTGAAAATAGGCCAAAAGCTGCTACTATTACTGTTAGTAGCAGGTCAATTTTGGGGTGGTTTGCTGGCCATTTGCCCACTTTTGTTTCGGAACTGGCCAGAAATCTTTTGATTCTTGTACGAAAAAAGAACCGAAAATGACGAAAAATTGGCCAGTTGCCCACTTTCTGCCCACTTTTATTCTCAAAAGTGGGCAGGCTAAAACCGTTGCGCCCCAAGGGTTTGCGGGTTTTCTGGCCACTTTCCCACTTTTTCTCTTCACTTAAATGCGAAAAAAAATATTAAAATTTATATATAAGTGGAAGAAAAAAGTGGCCAGTTGGCCAGCTGCTACTATCAGCGCCTCAAAATGCCGTTCGCGGCTATAAAATACTCTTCCCATTCAAAACTTAATGTGCTATACTGACAATGCCACACAGTTTCATATATTTTTAGTCTACGGGGAAAATACTTTGGCAAAAGGTGTTTTCTCTCTTCCTCGTTATGCCCGTAGGCTAAAATGAGATTGTGTGGCAACAATGGAGAGATTCGCTTTTGCAAGGGTGCGTCTCTTCATTGGGGCGCACTCTTTTATTTTGCTCAAAGGAGGGATTGCCGATGGCTAAATCAAAGAAGCCGAACGGTAACATCGGTGGTACGCTTGGATTTGTCGCCGGAATTGTCGGCGCCGTGACTCCGCTTGCCGTCGAGCTTATCGACCGGATTCCCAAAAAGGAAGAACTCGCCCCTTCTGAAGAATTGATATTTATGCCTGAGCTCTGCTCTAAGAAGTTTCCTCTAAAATTGGACGAGGCAAAAGAACTTTTGGATAGCCGCGGTCTAAAAGTACTGCCTATCGAGGTTCGCTTTCGGGATGCGTGCGTCAAATACAAAGACTGCTTTGAACTCCAGGTAGTTGGCTCTGACCGCAAACCAAACTCGAAGCTAAAACCTGGAGACACTGTGATTGTGCAGTATGTGACCCAGGAAGTCATCGACGAGAGCCGGCGGATATTTGAAGAGACCGAGCAGCAGAAGGCCGCGTTGAAACAGGAGCGAGCAATCAAGCGAGCTGAACAGGTGGAGCGTGCCAAAGCCGTCGCAGGTGATACCGCCGCTAAAGCAAGAGCCGCTGTCGAGAAAATAGTCCACCGTGACGTCAAGAAAAAGAAAGAACTTGGAAAGGAGAACTCCCATGAGCAGGAATAGCGGAAAGAAACGGGGTACGGCCGGGCTGATCTTGGACGTTATCCTCACCTTTTGTACCGGAGGTCTCTGGCTGATTTGGATTCTGATCCGGTATCTGCGGAACAACAGCTGATGAACACAACATTGATATTTTACGCTTAGCCGGGACGCTTGTGGGTGTCTCGGCTCTTTTCATTTCCGCTGAAAAAGCAGTCCCCTTTATGGGAGGCGATAGTATGAAACTCAACATTGGAAACTCGACCCAAATATTGATGACGTTTACCATGTCGATGGTGGCGGCGATTGGAAGTGCTGCCGGCGCCACGATCTGGTAATCGTTTGGCAAACCAAAGGTCGAGAAGATTGCTGAGGAAAATAGTAAGCCGAAACGAAAAATTGGATTTATCATTGAAGATTAGAGCCGTCATCCGCGGCTCTTTTCTTTTTGCTCCAAATTGATATTTTAGGGCTGTTTTTTCTTTCCGCAAAAAAAACAGACTCTTTTATGGAGAGGAGAGAGATATGTCGCGCATATCCTATTCTTTCTATCACTTTTATCGGAAAGGAGGCCGTTTCGTGGCCAGAAGCGCAAGATTGGAAAGTGGTTTTCAGGACCGGCTTATTGCCAATTTGAAAACGATATTTCCCGGCTGTATGGTTTTTAAGATGGATCAGCGCCAGGGCATCCCCGACCTGCTCATTCTTTATGGAAAGAAATGGGCCTCCCTTGAGTGTAAGAAATCTACACGCGCTAAGAGACAGCCAAACCAAGAGTATTATGTTGGGAAGATGAACGAGATGTCCTTCTCCAGATTCATTTCCCCGGAGAACAAGGAGGAAGTGCTGGATGAACTTCGCAAAACACTCCAACCTTGAGGGGCAGCATGCCTTTCTTAGCGCCAGTGGCTATCACTGGATCAATTACTCAGAAGAGAAGATTGCTGATGTTTATGCCAAATACCGGGCGGCTCAGCGTGGGACGGCTCTTCACGCTTTTGCAGCCCAGTGCATCAAACTGGGGCAGCGACTGCCCAAATCTCAGAAGACGTTGAACATGTATGTGAACGACGCCATTGGGTATAAGATGACCCCGGAACAAATCCTTTATTACTCTCCAAACTGTTTCGGAACCGCCGACGCCATTTCCTTTCGGAAAGATATTCTTCGGATTCACGATTTGAAGACCGGCGAGACCCCAACGCACATGGAGCAGCTTATGATTTATGCGGCCCTCTTCTGTTTGGAGTATGACTACAAGCCAAACGAGATCGAGATGGAGTTGCGTATTTACCAGAACGACACCATCCTTTACCACAAGCCTACCATCGAGGATATTTTTCCCATCATGGATCGTATTGTCACCTTCGACAAAATCATCAACAGTATCAAGGAAGAGGAGGAATGAGCCATGGACCCCATTGTGGATGATATTTTGATGCACTATGGCGTCAAGAGGCGCTCTGGGCGCTACCCCTGGGGTTCTGGCGAGAACCCTTACCAACACGGCGGAGACTTCCTGGCCCGTGTGGAAGAACTTGAGGCGCTTGGCAAATCTCAAAAGGAAATTGCTGAGGAGCTGAAGATGTCTACCACCGATCTCCGTATGCAGGTTCGTGTGGCGAAACATGAACGGCGTGCCTTACAGGCAGAGCGAGCCAAGTCCCTTCGGGAAGAGGGGAAAACGCTGGACGAAATCGCTAAAATCATGGGGTATAATAATGACTCCTCTGTCCGTGCCCTGCTCAACGAGAACACCGCGAGCAATAAAAACAAGGCCCTTGCCACCGCCGAGGCTCTGAAGAAGGAGCTGGCAGTCAAAGGGGCTCTTGACGTGGGCGAAGGCGTGGAGCAGCAGCTTGGCGTTTCCAAAGGCGTGCTCCAGGAGGCTCTATTTATTCTGGAGACAGAGGGCTATAACCGCTATGGTGTCGGTGTCCCTCAGGTAAACGACCCGAAGAAACGCACTATCACGCCGGTTATCTCCGTTCCTGACATTGAGCAGCGTGATGCTTACCAGAACTTGGACATCATCAAGTCGGTAGGCGACTATCACTCTGCCGATGGGGGTGCGTCTTGGGATAAGCGGGAATACCCGGCCAGCATTGATTCCGGTCGGGTGAAGATTCGTTACGGCGATGAAGGTGGTAGCTCCAAGGATGGAGTCATCGAACTTCGTCGTGGCGTGGCCGACCTTGACTTGGGGGATTCTCACTATGCTCAGGTTCGCATTCTTGTGGACGGGACCCACTACCTGAAGGGCATGGCCATGTATTCTGATGATATGCCGGATGGTGCAGACATCGTGTTCAACACGAACAAACATTCCGGAACGCCAAAGATGGACGTCATGAAGAAAATTCAGGAAGACCCCGATAACCCTTTTGGTGCGTTCATCAAGGCCAATGGCCAGAGTTACTACCCCGACCCGCATGGCAAGTACACAGACCCCATCACCGGAGAAAAGAAGTCGCTGTCCGCCATCAACAAGCTGAAGGAAGAGGGAGACTGGGATAAGATGAGTAAGAACTTATCCTCCCAGTTCCTTTCTAAGCAGCCCATCAAGTTGATTCAGAAGCAGCTCGACTTGACTTATGCCGATGCCGCCGATGAATTCGCAGAAATTTGCTCTCTCAATAACCCCACCATCAAGCGGAAGTTGCTGATGGACTTTGCAGACGAATGTGATTCCGCAGTTGTCCATTTGAAAGCGGCGGCCCTCCCCCGGCAGAGTACACAAGTGATCCTCCCCATCACAAAAATGAAGGAGACGGAGATCTATGCCCCCAACTACCGGAACGGAGAGAAAGTCGTTCTGATTCGTTACCCCCATGGGGGCACGTTCGAGATCCCGGAGCTGACGGTCAACAATAAAAATCAGTCGGCGATCTCAATTCTGGGCAAGAACATCCGTGACGCCGTCGGCATCAATCCGAAGGTGGCGGAGCGACTGTCCGGAGCGGACTTTGACGGCGACCAGGTGGTAGTCATCCCCGTGGGTGGAAAGGTGTCGGTGAAATCTACCCCCGCCCTAGATGGTTTGAAGAATTTCGACCCAAAAGTTGAATACTCCACCGAGGGGAAGACTGGCGTCCGGCTTCTCTCAAAAGCCGCCACCCAGATAGAGATGGGTAAAATCTCCAACCTCATCACGGATATGACCTTAAAAGGGGCCCCCGAGGAGGAAATTACTAAGGCCGTCAAGCATAGCATGGTGGTCATCGATGCGGCTAAGCATAAGCTTGACTATAAGCGGTCGGAAGTAGAGAACGACATCCCCACCCTCCGCAAACGGTGGCAAGGGTACACGGACCCCGAAACCGGAAAGGAAGTGGGCGGGGCATCCACCCTGCTCTCCAGACGGAAGCAGAGCGTCGACGTTCCGGAGCGTCAGGGCAGCGGCCGTATCGACAAGGAGACGGGAAAGGTCATCTACAAGGAATCCGGGCGTACTTATGTGGACCCGAAGTCTGGTAAAACAGTTCCGGCCACGACAAAGATTAAGCTCTTGGAGAAGGTCGACGATGTTCGGACCCTGTCTTCCGGCACTGTCCAGGAAGATGCCTATGCTGACTACGCAAATCGTATGAAGGCACTTGCCAATCGGGCAAGGCTTGAATACTTAGCGACGCCCACGTTGGTTCGTAATGCCAGTGCAGCAAAGGCTTATGCGCCTGAAGTTACCAGATTGACCAGTGCGTTGAAGACTGCTCAGCTTAACGCTCCTCGTGAACGTGAGGCTCAGCGTATTGCCAATGCGCAAGTTAAGGCAAAGATTCAGGCTAACAACATTACCGACAAAGATGAAATCTCAAAGATTCGTCGCTCCGCAATTAGCGACGCTCGTGTGACGACTGGAGCAAGCGGGAAAGGAACGCGCATTACAATCTCTGATGGAGAATGGGAAGCAATTCAGGCTGGCGCAATCTCTGATACAACCTTGAAAGAGATTCTTCGTTACTCTGATCCCGATGTCGTCCGGGAACGCGCAACCCCAAGAGCATCGACGCAGTTGTCGACTGCTCGCATCAATCGCATCAAGGCAATGGCAAACTCTGGCTGTACCAATGCCGAGATTGCTGATGCTTTGAACCTTTCATCTTCTGTTGTTTCCAAGTATCTCAATGAGTAAGAAAGGAAGTGAGAGCGAATGGAAACGTGTATGCTTACAACAACCGACAACCCGTATGACCCCTTTACCCAGTATGAAGCCTGGTATCGGTTTGACGAAGACAACGGGTATCACTCCTGCGCTTTCTTGGCGCGTATCGCCCGTACTTCCGATCAGCTCTCTGAGCAGGAGAACATGGAAGAAATCGAGCGAGCCATTAACGACATCATCAAGTATGACCCCTTGGGGATCTATAAAAAGGTGAAGCGGAAGCTGAAACCCGAGCCTGCCGTGACCATGTGACCCCCAAAAGCCTATAAAACCAGGAAAAAAGAAATGTTCTCTGATTCAGAGCGCATTTCTTTTTGTCATTTTAGAGAAAAAATTCTGAAATGACGACCAGATTTAGGGTTCAAAGTGTGTTAAAGGGTATAGGGGGACCCCTTAAAAATACCACCCCCTATGCATCGCGATGGTCTTCAAAAATTCTCCGGGGGATATTTTTGGAAAATGGCTTCAGTTTTCAGCGGCGCTTGAACAAGCCCACAGGGCGGCATTTACCGGCGAGGACTCTTTTTCGTTCAGCTGTGATCTCCTTTCCGGCTGAGTACGCAATGCGTTACCTCCATTGCCGCGAGTTTTTCTCCACTTGTCGGTAAGCCGCTTATGCGGGCTTCTTCAAGCGCCGCTGAAAACCGGTCCAAACATCACAGAAACTGCCACAATTCTAAGTGAGAGGAGGTGTCAAGTGTGGCAAAAGCAACGAAACCTTCCGGCATTCAACCGAGGAAGCGTCGGGCCGCCTTGACACCGGAGGCCAGAGAGAACCAGCTGATCGATTTGGCCGTCAACCTGATTGAAAAGCGTCTGCTGGAGGGGACGGCTTCTTCCCAGGAGGTCACTACCATCCTGAAGCTCGGAACCACCAGGGCGCGCCTGGAAAATGAACGGCTTGCCAAAGAGGTGGAGCTGGTCCAGGCCAAGACCGAGGCGTACAAGTCCGGAGTCCGGATGGATGAGCTCTACGAAAAGGCTATGGCCGCCTTTAAGCGGTACAGCGGGCAGGACGAGGAGGACGGGGATGAGTATTAGATGTTACTCAGAATTGATCCTTCTCCCCACCTTCGAGGAGCGCTACCGCTATCTTCGTTTGAACGGTGCTGTCGGAGAGGAGACTTTCGGCTTTGACCGGTACATGAATCAGGTTTTTTATCGCTCCCCGGAGTGGAAGCAGATCCGGGATGTTGTGATTGCCCGGGACATGGGGTGTGATTTGGGAATTGCCGGACGGGAGATTTACCGCCGGCCACTCATCCACCACATGAACCCGATCCGCCCGGAGGACATTCGGGAGCGAAGAGGGATCATCCTCGATCCCGAGTTTCTGATCACCACAATTCATGAGACGCATCTGGCCATCCATTATGGCGACGAGAACCGGTTGTTCAAGGAGCCGATTACACGCAGACCCAATGATACCTGTCCTTGGAAAAAGTAGAAAGGAGGACTCGATATGGAGAATCATGCTGCCGGTGTTGTGACGAATTGTCTGAGAGCGGCGCTTTATCAGGAGCCGAGAGCAAATTCCAAAGTCCTTACAGTCATTACGGCTCTGACCAGAGTTTCCGTCAATATAGACGAGTCAACAGATGCTTTCTATAAAGTATCGACCTCCAACGGCACCCAGGGGTACTGCATGAAGAAGTTCATCGCAGTCCGCCGGTGAGGAGGCTGTTATGGAGATTTCCGAAAGCATCCTGATATCAATCAAGAAGCTGTTGGGCATCGATGAGAGCTACACGCACTTTGACCCGGACATTATCATCCACATCAACAGCGTGTTTTCTATCCTGACGCAAATGGGCGTTGGACCTGCCAACGGTTTCTCAATCTCAGGAAAAGATGAAGTCTGGTCCGGATTTATTCAGGATAAGCCGAACATCTTTTCCTTAGTCAAATCCTACGTTTACATGAAGGTTCGGTTGCTATTTGACCCGCCTCTCAGCTCCGCTGCCATTGAGTCCATCAACCGGCAGATCAGCGAGTTTGAGTGGCGGCTTTTTGTTGCAGCGGACCCCGTGAAGAACACCAGCGGGAAGGAGGAAAGTCAAAATGGAGAATAGCATGCTCCTGCACTACGGCATCAAAGGCATGAAGTGGGGCGTCCGCCGCTACCAGAACAAAGACGGCACCCTGACTGCCGCCGGTGAAAAACGCTATGACCGGGATAAGCGGGAAAACGCGGCCAAGAAGAAGGAGAACCGCATCGACCTGTCCAACCCGGACCCGAAGCGCTGGGCTAAGGAGGACCTGGAGCGGACCAAGAAAACCGTCGACTCCAGCTCGGATCTGGTGAAGGAGATGAAAAAGCTGGAGCAGACCAGCACGTCCAAGCCAGCTCCGAAACGGATGGATCTGAGCAAGATGACCGACAAGGAGATGCGGGATAAGATTAACCGGGAGCTTCTGGAGCGGCAATACAATCAGCTGTTCGCGGACACCTCCCCGGCTCAGGTTTCCAAAGGGCGGCAGGCATTGCGGGATACGCTGGAAGTGGCGGGAAGCGTTCTGGCGATCGCAGGGTCTTCCCTGAGCATTGCCCTTGCAATCAAGGAATTGCGGGGGTAGTTGTTTATGGAACTGTATCACCATGGAATTCTGAAACAGAAGTGGGGCGTTCGGAACGGTCCTCCCTATCCCCTGCGGGGCGGCGATTACACTCCGGCCCAGAAAAAGGCCATCCGCAATAAGCGGAAGAGCGGCAACAGCATCTACAACAAGAAGCACTTTGACGAGGTGCTGAACGCCGATAAGACGACCCTGAGCACGTTGTCCTATGACAAGGACCGGACCAAGAACACCGATATGTTCTACGCAACCCACAATTCTCTGGACAAGCACCAGTATAACGCACTGTTCAACCGGCCGATCCCGCAGCCGGTATATGACGAGAATGGGAAGCAAATCGGAACCGGCGCGTTTATGAAGTACCGGATCGACAACTCGCTTAAAACCGACTTGAAGGTGGCGAGCGAGGACTCCGGCGCAGAGGTCTTCATGAATCTCTATCGAAAAGATCGGGATTTTTATAACTTTGTAACGGATAAGGACCGGATGCAGAGCTATTTCGTGAAAGACAAGTACAAATTCAAGGGGTATCGGGAAGCTGCCGCAGTGTTGGAAAAGATGAAGGACCCGGACTATATGCCCTCGGCCAAAGATCTCCAAACTGTCTATCGGATGTTCAATTATGTGATTCCGTATGACGGACAGGGGGACCGGTGGAAGGGGCACGATGTCTATGTCCAGCGCACCAAGTTTTTTAACGAGTGCAAGAAGGCGGGCTACGGCGCGCTCCTTGACACGAACGACGCCATTTACGGCGGTTTCAAGGCCAAATCGCCCATCATCGTGTTCGACATGGAGCAGGTCATTCCCAAAGACATCTACCGGACAAAGCTGAGCGAGCAGAAGTTCTCCACCCTGGTTCTCCTTGGCAGAAAAGCGCTGGGGCTGTAACGGGAGGCTGGTGAACCGATGCTATCCAACACCGCCGTCCCCCGTTACTACGGCGCATTCCGCGACGCGGTCATCCGCGGGGATATTCCGGTCTGCAAAGAAGTCGCTATGGAGATGTACCGGATCGACCGGCTGATCGAGTCGCCCAGCTACTACTATGACGACAGGGCGGTGGAGGGCTGGATCGAGTTCTGCGAGAATGAGCTGACCCTGACCGATGGTTCCGACCTCCATCTTCTGGACACCTTCAAGCTCTGGGGAGAACAGGTGTTCGGCTGGTACTATTTCGATGACCGCTCTGTCTATGTGCCCAATCCGGACGGCAGAGGCGGACGCTATGTGACCAAGCGAATCAAGCAGCGGCTGACCAAAAAGCAGTACCTGATCGTGGGGAGAGGCGCGGCGAAGTCGCTTTACGATTCCTGCATTCAGGCATACTTCTGCGTTGTAGACGGCTCCACCACTCATCAGATCACCACGGCCCCCACCATGAAGCAGGCCGAGGAGATCATCAACCCCATCAAGACCGCTATCACCCGGGCCAGAGGCCCCGTCTTCCAGTTCATGACCGAGGGGTCTTTGCAGAACACCACCGGGTCCCGGGCCAACCGGGTGAAGCTGGCCTCTACCAAGAAGGGCATCGAGAATTTCATTTCAGGCTCCCTGGTCGAAATCCGCCCCATGTCGGTGGACAAGCTCCAGGGCCTGCGCTGCAAGGTGGCCACCGTGGATGAGTGGCTGTCCTCCGCCGACGCCCGGGAGGACGTCATCGGCGCGGTGGAGCAGGGCGCCTCCAAGCTGGACGACTACCTTATTATAGCCACCAGCTCCGAGGGTACGGTCCGCAACGGTGCCGGTGATACCATCAAAATGGAGCTGATGAACATTCTCCAGGGTATTGGGCCCCCGCAGGAGCATGTTTCCATCTGGTGGTACAAGCTGGACTCCGTTGAGGAGGTGGCCTACCCCGATATGTGGCCCAAGGCCAACCCGAATCTCGGAAAGACCGTCACCTATGAGACCTATCAGAAGGATGTGGACCGGGCGGAAACCGCCCCCGCCACACGGAATGATATGCTGGCCAAGCGGTTCGGCCTTCCTATGGAGGGGTACACCTACTACTTCACCTACGAGGAGACTTTGCCCCACCGCCGGCAGCGGTTTTGGCAGATGCCCTGCTCCATGGGCGCCGATCTCTCCCAGGGCGACGACTTCTGCTCCTTTACGTTCCTGTTCCCTCTTCGGGATGGTTCCTTTGGCGTTAAGTCGCGCAACTACATCACATCGGTGACGCTCCATAAGCTCCCGGCGGCCATGCGGGTCAAGTACGAGGACTTTATGGCAGAGGGCAGTCTGATCGTCATGGAGGGGACAGTTCTCGACATGATGCAGGTCTATGAGGATTTGGATGACCACATCATCAACTGCGGCTACGATGTGCGCTGCTTTGGATATGACCCCTACAACGCCAAGGAATTTGTGGAACGCTGGGTCAATGAGAACGGCCCGTTTGGGGTCGAGGTGGTCCGGCAGGGGGCGAGAACGGAATCCGTCCCCCTGGGCGAGCTGAAGAAGCTGGCCGGAGAGCGGATGCTGCTCTTTGACGAGGACTTGATCACCTTCTCTATGGGCAACTGCATCACGATGGAGGACACCAACGGCAACCGCAAGCTGCTGAAAAAGCGGTCTGACCAGAAGATCGACGCGGTGGCGGCCATGATGGACGCCTATGTCGCCTATAAACACAACCCGGAAGCATTTGAGTAAAAAAAAAAGGGGGGGGGTACTTGTGAAGCCCTATGAGAAACCTTCTCCCCAGGATTGCCTTGCCCATTATGGAGTCAAGGGCATGAAATGGGGCGTCAGGCGTTATCAGAACTATGACGGTTCCTATACCCGAAAAGGACTGGAGCGCTATCGCAAAGCCGAATCGGACTATGAACGTGCCAAATCAAAAGCGGCAGAAACGAAAGCCGCCCATAAATCCGGGCAGGCTACCCGGCAGCAGGTCAAGGACGCTAATCGGGCCGTCAAAACCGAAAAACGTCGGATGGAAGATGCCTATGGTAAACTGAAGACCGACAAGTTAGCGGATGAAGGCAAGAAACTTTATCAGCGCGGCAAGACCATTACCGGGAATACCCGAACTGCTTATTTAGCGGAAGCGGCCATAGTAGTTGGTTCCCGTGCGGTAAGTTCACTCTTATCCAAGGGGATGGAAGACCAGCGGACGGCACAACTTGCGGGCTCAGCTATCGCAGTGGGCGGAACAATCGTGAACGCTTTGCTCGCTGGAAAGGCCATCAGCGAGAACAGAAAGCTGCGGGCCTACTATGCCCATTGAGAAGAGAGGGACAATGATGGCGTTGACTCCTGTTTTTCTCGACATTCTTTTGCACAATGGCATTCGCCCTGTCAAAGCGGCGAAACGCCTCACCACAGACTCTTAACCGGGTCTGTGGTTTTTTTTTTTGACCTAATTTAGATACACACGGGACGGTTGTTACAAATTTTATCACAGATAGGAGGTGACCGCGATTGTCAGATGTTTTGCAGCACTACGGCATCCGTGGGATGAAGTGGGGCGTGCGGAGATTTCAGCAGAAGGACGGAAGCTTGACGCCCCAGGGCCGGAAACGGTACGGCGGTGAGGATGGACCCGAGCGGAAGAAGCTGCCCGCAGCCGGAAAAGCGGCCGTGGGAGCGGCGCCAGCCGCAGGAATCGTTCTTACCGCTTATCTGGTAAAACGGCACGGGGCGAAAAAGGCGGCGGAGCTGGCCGCAAAGGCAGAGCAGGGAAAGCGGGCTGTGGAGCAGCTTCAAAAGAGCGCCTCCGTCTTCTCGACGCCGGTCAGCCAGCTTCGGACTCCGGGGCCGTCTCCGGGCAGCAGCGTCCAGCAGACGGTAAAAACCGTTGCCTCGGCCACAAAGCAGGCATCCGCGGCAAAGCCTCCTCCGGCTTACGACTTCGCGGCCTTGATGAAGCAGAACGACGAGCTGCTCAAGAAGATGTACGCCGATTTGCTGTCGTAGGAGGTGAGAAAAGTGGAAATGTCAGTTGGTTCCAGGCTGAAACACGCCTGGAACGCTTTTTTAGGCAATGAGTTTTTCAAGTACAGCTATTCCCTTGGTCCCAGCTACTCCTACCGCCCGGACCGGCCCATTTTCAGCCGGGGAAACGAGCGCTCCATCATTACCTCCGTCTACAACCGGATCGCGCTGGACGCGGCGTCGATTGGGATTCAGCATGTCCGCCTGGATGACGACGGCCGGTTTACAGAGGTGATCAATTCAAGTTTGAACGGCTGTTTGACTTTGGAGGCAAATCTGGACCAGACCGGGCGGGCCTTTATCCAGGACGTGGTCATGTCCATGCTGGACGAGGGATGCGTGGCCATCGTGCCCACGGATACCGACCTCGACCCGGAGACCGGCTCATTCAAGATCGAAACGATGCGTACCGGGAAAATCGTGGAGTGGTATCCCAAGCACGTCAAGGTCCGGGTCTACAACGAGAACCGGGGTGAGAAGCAGGATGTCATCCTGCCGAAGAGCGGGGTCGCCATCATTGAGAACCCGTTTTTTGCGGTGATGAACGAGCCCAACTCCACCATGCAGCGGTTGATCCGAAAACTCAATATTTTGGACGCAATCGACGAGCAGAGCGGTTCTGGAAAACTCAACCTGATCATTCAGCTGCCCTACGTCATCAAGACGGAAGCGAGGCGTCAACAGGCGGAAAAACGCCGTAAAGATATCGAGGAACAGTTGTCCGGCTCCAAGTACGGCGTCGCTTACACCGACGGCACGGAGCATGTGGTCCAGCTGAACCGGCCCATCGACAACAATCTGATGTCCCAGATTGAATACCTGACGAGCATGCTTTACAGCCAGTTGGGGATCACGCAGGGGATTTTGGACGGGACTGCCGATGACCGGACGAAGCTGAATTACGACAATCGGACGATTGAACCGATCCTATCAGCCATTGTTGACGAAATGAAGAGGAAATTCCTCACCAAAACTGCTCGGTCACAGAAGCAGTCGATCCTCTTCTTCAGAGACCCGTTCCGGCTGGTGCCCATCAACGATATTGCCGAAATTGCCGACAAGATGACCCGCAACGAGATCATGACCTCCAATGAGATCCGGCAGAAGATCGGCATGAAGCCGTCGAAGGACCCCAAGGCGGACGAGCTCCGAAACAGCAACCTAAGCGCCCCGAAAGAGGAGGGCAATCAGCCACCATCAACATCTGAAGGAGGAAACGTTCAAAATGAACCTGAAGTATGACTTTAGTGGCTGGGCGACCCGGAACGACCTTGTCTGCGCGGACGGACGAACCATCCGCCATAACGCATTCGAGGATTGCGACGGGAAGACGGTTCCCCTGGTTTGGAACCACCAGCACGACGAACCTGGCAACATCCTGGGCCACGCCCTTTTGGAGAACCGGAAGGACGGCGTTTACGCCTACTGCACATTCAACGAGACCGACGCCGGCAAGGCGGCCAAGATGCTGGTCCAGCATGGGGACATTGCGTCCCTGTCCATCTACGCCAATGGGCTGAAGCAGACCCCCAGCAAGGATGTGACGCACGGCGTCATCCGGGAGGTCAGCCTGGTGGTCGCCGGGGCAAATCCCGGCGCCTTTATTGACTTTGTGGATATGGCCCATGGCGAAGGCGGCGAGCAGGAGATGATCCTGTCCGCTTACGAGCCCATTTCCCTGTTCCGCCCCGACGAGAAACCCCCTCTTGTTCACAAGGCCGGCTCTGAGGATGGCAAGAAGGAGGACAAGCCCAAGGGCGACGGAAAAGAGGAGAAGCCTGAGGATGAGAAGACCGTCCAGGACGTGGTGGACAGCATGACCGAGGAGCAGAGAACGGTCATGTATGCCCTGATCGCCGCGGCCATGGAGGAATTGGATTCCCAGAAGGGCAAGGGGGACGGGGGCGACGACGATGACGACGACCCCGACAAGAAATCTGACAAAACCAAGGGAGGAAACAAGACCATGAAGCACAATGTTTTCGAGAACGAAGACACTCAGGACACCGTTCTGAGCCACTCCGACCGCGCTGACATTCTTGCTCTGGCCAAGAGCAACAGCGTGGGCAGCCTTCAGACCGCTCTGAAGATCTACGCTGAGCAGAACGAGCTCAAGCACGGCATCGACAATATCGAGAGCCTGTTCCCGGACTTCAAGGACCTGCGCCCCGGCGCGCCTGAGCGCGTTACCCGCGACCAGGGCTGGGTGACTGCTGTCATGCAGAAGGTCCACAAGAGCCCCATCAGCCGCATTCGTACCCGCCAGATGGACACCCGCAAGGACTCCATCCGGGCCCACGGCTATCAGAAGGGCAAGCGCAAGACTCTGTCCGGCAACATGAACGTCATCACCCGGACCACTGACCCTCAGACGGTGTACCGCACCGACGCCCTGCACCGGGACGACATTGTCGACATCACTGATTTCGATGTGGTGGAGTACCAGTATGCCGTGATGCGGGAGAACCTCAACGAAGAGGTGGCTACCGCCATCATGGTGGGCGACGGCCGCGAAGCGGACGACGAGATGAAGATCTCCGAGGACCACATCCGTTCCATCTGGAACGACAACGACCTCTACACCATCCACTACGACGTGGATATTGAGGCCGCCCGCGCCGAGCTCAACGGCAGCAAGACCGATATGAGCTTCGGCGAGAATTACATCTACTCCGAGGCCATCATCACCGCCGCTCTCTATGCCCGGGAGAAGTACAAGGGCACCGGCACCCCCGATTTCTTCTGCACGCCCCATCTGGTGAACGTGATGCTGCTGGCCCGGGACATGAACGGCCGCCGCATCTACAACTCCAAGGCCGACCTGGCCGCCGCCCTGAACATCGGCGAGCTCTATACTGCCGAGCAGTTTGAGGGCCTGGTCCGTATGGACGATGAGGGTGCCAAGCACAAGCTGCTGGGCCTCTTTGTCAACCTGGCTGACTATACCGTGGGCTCCACCAAGGGGGGCGAGATCACCCGGTTTGACCAGTTCGACATCGACTTCAACCAGCAGAAGTACCTGATCGAGACCCGCCTGTCCGGTGCGCTGACCCGCGTCTACTCCGCCATCGCGCTGGAGGAGCCTGTGACTGCCAGTTCCGGCGCCGGCACTCCCTGAGGAGAAGCTTCAAAATGGCGAAATTTTATGGATCGGTAGGCTATGCTGATACCGTTGAGACTGCCCCTGGCGTGTATGAAGAGAAGATCGTTGAGTATCCGTACTATGGCGATTTGACTCGGAATACACGCCAGCTTCAGTCTGGAGAGACCCTGAACGACGACATCAATATCGCGAATGAGATCAGCATAGTCGCCGATCCGTTCGCCAGGAAGAACTTCCACAAGATGCGGTATGTGGCGTACATGGGCGCGAAATGGAAGATTTCCAAGGTCGAAGTGGGATATCCCCGCCTGATCCTGACGATTGGGGGGCTCTACAATGGGTGACAGGATTCAACTTCATACCCTTCTGTGCGGGATTCTTGGCTGTCCGGAACGCGGCGATGCGTGCCGGGCTTATTTTCAGCCTCCGGCCAGCAAGGAAATCCAGTACCCCTGCATCGTTTACGAGCGAAGCGAAATCAGCGCCATCCACGCTGACAACGCCCCCTACCGGCTGCTGAACCGGTATCAGGTGACGGCCATCTACAAGAACCCGGACAGCGATCTGCCCCACCGCCTTGCCATGCTGCCCATGTGTGCCCACGACCGTCATTTTACGGCCGACAATCTGAACCACGACATCTTCAACCTGTACTATTAAAAGGAGGAAATCCGAAATGAGTAAACTCGTATGGGACAAGATCGGGGAACGTTTCTACGAAACCGGCGTCGATCACGCCGTTCTCTACCCCATCAGCGCCGCCGGCGTCTACGACAGGGGTATAGCCTGGAGCGGTATCACCGCCATTAACGAGAGCCCCTCCGGCGCCGAGCCCAACAACATGTACGCCGACAACATCAAGTACCTGGTGCTGGTGGGCGCCGAGGACTTCGGTTTGACCATTGAGTGCTACACCTACCCCGACGAGTGGGAGGAGTGCGACGGCTCCGCGGAGATCGCCCCCGGCGTGACGGCCGGCCAGCAGACCCGCAAGGTCTTTGGTCTGAGCTACCGCACCAAGCTGGGCAACGATGTGGACGGTCAGGACCACGGCTATAAGCTGCACCTGGTCTACGGCGGTCTGGCCTCTCCCTCTGAGCGGGGCTATCAGACTGTCAACGACTCTCCCGAACCCATCAACCCCAGCTGGGAGGTCACGACCACTCCCGTGGACGTACCCGGCTTCAAGCCCACCGCCCGTCTGATCATCACCTCCACCAAGGCCGACCCCGCCAAGCTGAAGGCGCTGGAGGACATCCTCTACGGCACCGAGGAAACGGAGCCCCGGCTGCCTCTGCCCGAGGAAGTCATCAAGCTGTTGGCGAACGACGTCACGGTGACCGTCGCCCCGGAGAGCCCCTCCGCCACCCTGCTGGGCAAGAAGGTCTCCGACCTTCAGAGCAACGTCGTAGTGGGCGAGAGCGCCATCACCGGCAGCCTGAAGAATGTGACCGGCTATACCGGGTTCAGCAGCGATCCCTCTGAGCAGAAGGGGCACTATCTGGCGCTGAAATTCGACGTCACTCCGGCCGACGCCGCCACCACCGTGGAGCTGGTGGGCGGCACCAAGGGGCCTGTGGCTCTGGATGAGGACAAGAACATTGTTCTGCTCATCAAGAACAATTCCCAGAGCGTCAAAGTGATCTCCACCAAGGACAGCTCCTCTGTCACCAAGATTTATACTCTGACCGGCCTGACTCTGGAGTCCTGAGAAACGGGGACTGAAATCCAGACAACGAATCCGCAAGGCGGAGCTCTCTTCACCGAGGGCTCCGCTTTCTTTTATTTTTGAAAGGAGAAAACTGCAATGCTGAAGCTGACAAGGACTTATAAGGACTATAACGGCGTTTCCCGCACGGAGGATTTCTACTTCAATCTGACCCAGGCCGAGGTGACCGAGCTGGAGCTCTCCGTGGACGGCGGTCTGGTGGAGATGATCAACCGTATTGTCGCGGCCCAGGATGGGAAGCAGATCATCGCTATCTTCAAGGACATCATTCTGCGGGCCTATGGCGAGAAGTCCCCTGACGGGAAGCGCTTTATCAAGAACCAGGAGCTGCGGGACGCGTTCGCCCAGACGGAGGCGTACAGCGACCTGTTCATGGAGCTGGCCACCGATGCGGAAGCGGCGGCCCGGTTCATCAACGGCATCGTTCCCCAGGGGAAGAAGGCGCCGGCCCCCTCCGGCTCCGCCGCCCTCCCGAACTGAACGTGACAGAGGAGACCGGAGATGCTGGAACTTGTGATACCGGAGACCGAGCAGTATGACGAGGCCCGCGGCTGTTTTATCACGACGAAGGAGCAGACCCTTCGGCTGGAGCACTCTCTGGTCTCCCTTTCAAAATGGGAGTCGAAGTGGCGCAAGCCATACCTGTCCAGAAAGCCGAAGACGCGGGAGGAGCAGATCGACTATGTCCGGTGCATGACGCTGACCCAGCACGTGGACCCCAACGTCTACACCGCCCTTACGCCCAAACTTCTGGAAACAGTCGACGCCTATATCAACGACCCCATGACGGCGACCACCTTTGCCAAGGGCCGGAGGGGCCGTTCGGCCAACGAGATCGTCACGGCGGAGATCATCTACTACTGGATGATTTTACACAACATTCCCTCTGAGTATCAGAAGTGGCATTTGAACCGACTCATGACGCTCATCAATGTCTGCAATGCGAAGAACGGGCCGAAGAAGAAAATGAGCCAGAAGGAAATCTTTGCACAGAACCGTGCGCTGAACGCGGCACGCAGAAAGAGAGCCAATTCGAGAGGATGATGCGCATGTCCGAAGCAGTGATTTGGAGTTTTTTCAAGAAGAAAGGCCTCTCGGATTGCGGAGCGGCCGGACTGATGGGGAATCTCTATGCCGAGAGCGGCCTGAAGCCGGACAATCTCCAGAACACCTGTGAAAAGAAGCTGGGCTTGTCCGACGCGGACTATACCGCCCAGGTGGATGCCGGAATCTATCAGGATTTTGTCCACGACAGCGCCGGATATGGCCTTGCCCAGTGGACATTCTGGAGCCGGAAGCAAAAGCTGCTCGTCTTTGCCCTGAGCCGCGGCAAGAGCATCGGGGATTTGGAGATGCAGCTGGACTTTCTCTGGAAGGAACTGACCGAGAGTTATCCCTCTCTGGTCAACATCTTGAAGACCGCCGCATCTGTCCGGGCGGCCTCCGACGCCGTGCTGGTACAGTTTGAGCGCCCCGCAGACCAGAGCGAGACGGCCAAGGCCAGACGGGCCGCTTACGGGCAGAAGTATTACGACCAATTTGCAGGAAGAGGTGAAACGATGTCTTCTACAACGATGCTGCCGGCTGTGGAGCGCGTGCTGGCCACGGCCAGAGCCGAGATCGGCTATATCGAGAAAGAAACCAATGCCCAGCTCGATCATAAGACGGCCAATGCCGGAGATAAAAACTGGAACAAGTACGCCAGGGACCTGGACGCGCTAGGGGTCGTTTATAACGGAAGGAAGAACGGCTATTCCTGGTGCGACATCTTTGTGGACTGGTGCCACATCCACACGTTCGGTCTGGAGCTGGCGTTGAAGCTGCTCTGCCAGGCAAAGAACGGCGTGGGGGCAGGATGCACCGGTTCCGCCAACTACTATAAGCAGAAGGGACGGTTTTATACCGGAGGTCCCCAGCCTGGCGACCAGATCTTCTTTACGAAGGACGGCGGCAAGTCGTTCTACCACACTGGTATCGTGGAGAAGGTGTCCGGCGGGCGGGTCTACACCATCGAGGGGAACACCAGCTCCGCGGCCGGCGTCGTGGAAAACGGCGGCTGTGTCCGGGATAAGAGCTACCCCCTGGCATACAACAAGATTGGCGGCTACGGCGGCCGCCCCCCATT